AAACGCAGCAGGGATACTGAGAAATTCAACATAGACAAGATACACAAGGTCATTACCTGGGCAATCGAAGGGCTAGAGGGTGTGAGTCTGTCCGATATTGAAATCAACTCCAAGCTCAACATGACTGACAACATCAGTACACGGGACATACATCAAAGTCTAATTGAAGCTGCAGCAAATTTAATTTCTGTGGAAAAGCCTGACTACCAGTTTGCAGCAGCGCGTTTATTGAATTATCAACTAAGAAAAGATGTGTGGGGTGGTCGCCATGCACCCCGACTAATTGATACTGTAAAGAATGGTCTCAAATCAAAGATATATGATTCACAAATTTGCGACAAATATACAGATGAAGAACTGGGAAAAATTGGTGAATTCATTGACCATGATAGAGATTTTCTATTTACATATGCAGGTGTTAAGCAGCTATGCGACAAATATCTTATTAAAAATAGAATTACAGATGTAATATACGAAACACCACAATTTGCTTATATTTTAATTGCAGCATATTCCTTCATAAACTACCCCAAAGAGAGCCGGTTAAATTATGTGAGAAAGTTTTACGATGCAATTTCTAAACATAAAATTAGCTTGCCTACACCCATCATGGCTGGTGTGCGAACCATTTCAAGAGGGTATGCAAGTTGCTGTTTGATTGGAGTGGATGATACCAAGGAGTCAATTACTGCCTCTGGTACAGCAATTTCACTCGCAACAGCCAGTCGTTGTGGCATAGGCATCGATGTGTCACGCATACGTGCCATGGGCAGTCCTGTCAATGGAGGGTCTGTTGTGCACACTGGATTGATACCATTTCTAAAAATATATGAAGCGTCTGTTAAGGCGTGGCAACAAAACTCCATTCGTGGTGGTTCCGCAACTGTTAACGTGCAGTGGTGGCATCATGAAATTGAAGATATTATTGTGTTAAAGAATAATGCTGGCACAGATGATAATCGTGTGCGCAAGCTTGATTATACCATAGGACTTTCCAAATTATTTTATGATAGGGTCATAAAAAACGAAAACATTACACTTTTCTCACCCCATGAGGTGCCTCAATTGTGGGAAGCATGGGGTACACCGGCATTTAATAAGGTTTATGAGGAATGTGAGCATGATAAGAAGATTAAAATTAAAAAGAAGCTGTCTGCACGCAAGTTGTTTTCTTTGCTGGTCAAAGAACGGGTGGAGACAGGTCGCATCTATGTTCTCAATGTGGATACTGCCAATGAACATGGTGCATGGCTGGATAAAGTTACTATGTCCAATCTGTGCACTGAGATCATTCATCCTTATATACCGCTAAAAGATTTCCATGACCCTGATGCAGAGATTGGCATGTGCATTCTGTCTGCAGTTAATATGCTGGAAATCAAAAGCTGGGCTGATCTGGAGAAAATATGTGAGCTCATTGTTAGATTTCTTGATGAAATAATTGACATTCAAGATTATTTTAACAAAGCTGCAGAGAACTTTGCAAAAAAGCGCAGAAGCATCGGTGTTGGAATTACAAACCTTGCAGCATTTCTGGCTAAAAATGAGGTGAGCTACACCTCACCTAAAGCCCCTGCATTAATTGATGAATGGATGGAGCATTTTCAATATTATCTTCTCAAAGCTAGTGCACAGCTGGCTAGAGAAAAAGGCAAATGCGAGAAGTTTGATAGAACCAAATACGCAAAGGGCATCTTCCCCATTGATACATACAAGAAAAAAGTGAATGACATCTCCAAGCATAAATTAGCGCTTGACTGGGATGCCTTAAAAAAAGAAGTGAAGGAAGTAGGATTGCGGCATAGCACAGTGTCTGCAGTCATGCCTTGTGAATCAAGTTCAGTAATTCAGAGCTCCACCAATGGTGTGGAGCCCATTCGCTCGCTCATCACTTACAAAATGTCCAAAATGGGCAAGCTGCCTGTGCTTGCTCCAGGAATTGGAAAATATCATGACAACTATCAATTGGCTTACAACTTGCCTGATAACATTGGGCTAATTAATGTTAATGCTGTGATTCAAAAGTATATTGATATGGCTATTTCTACTAACATATACTATAATTACAGTCATTATGACAAACATGTTCTTCCTGATGGTAAAGTTATGAAGGAAATAATGTATGCATACAGCATGGGATTGATTAGCTTGTATTACAACAACACAGATGATGGAGATAAAGAACAGAGTACTTCTCGGGAAACAGATTGTGCCAGTGGCGCTTGTAAGCTATAAATAAAGACTGGCCATGAAGACTGTTTTAAATTTCAAAAATATAGACTATACCAAGCAGCCATTATTTCTTGGTGAAGATCTTAATTTGCAGCGATATGATAGATTTAAATATCCTATATTCTTTGAATTGTTCAAGAAACAAGAGGAGTTTTTCTGGTGGCCTCATGAAATTAGCCTGCAAAAAGACCGAAGTGATTATCGTGAATTGACCACAGAAGAAAGATTTGTATTTGATACTAATCTGCGCTTCCAGACACTTGGGGATAGCATGTTATCTAGGTCCATACATTCGCTAAAAGAGTATGTGTCTAACCCTGAACTAGAAATATGCATGAACACATGGGCACGCTTTGAGGGCATTCATAGCTACAGCTATTCATATTTGTTGAACAATGTGCATCCAGATCCAACAGCGTTTTTTGATAGCATCATTGAGGATAAAGATATTCTGTCGCGAGCAGAATTAATCCGAAATAATTATGATAAAATTTTAGGCAGTGAGAATAAGAAGGACATTAAAGAGCGCATATTTGACTGCATTCTGGCAGTGAATGTGATGGAAGGACTTGTGTTTTATATTAGTTTTGCTTGTTCATTTTACTTTGGTTACAGAGGCAAGATGGAAGGCAATGCCAAGATTATAAAATTTATTCAAAGGGATGAATCACAGCATTTTGCAATAACACAAAACTTATTAAAGATCTTACGTGATGAAGATAGAGAGGGATTTTCCAGCATTGTCAAGAAGAATGAAGATAAAATTTATGCTATCTATGAACAAGCTGCAAAAAATGAAATTGAATGGGCAGAATATCTCTTTAGCAAAGGATCTTTGCTTGGGTTAAATGCAGAAGTACTTGGTGGTTACTCCAAGTGGCTGTGTGATGTTAGATTGAGATCACTTGGTTACAAGAAAATTTTCAATCAGAAAACCAACCCCATCAGTGGTTGGCTGGATAGTTACCTGGACAGCAGCAAAGTACAGGTGGCGCCACAAGAAGCTGAGATTGGTGCATACAAAGTTGCAGCACGTGATACAAACATTTCCGAAGACGTTTTTGATGATATTAAGCTCTGATTACTGTAGTATTCTCCATAAATACTACACGCATGATTCCCATTCTCGACACTAAAAAACTGGCCAATAATCACATGTTTCCTACCCTTTTTGGGTTCTACACAAGGAATAAGCTTGCCAGTCAATTACTTAACTATGTTTATGGCATTGTGATGGTTGTGGCTACTGTGTTTGCTTTTCACGCGTTGAGCTTGATTCTACCTGATTGGAACAAGCTGTTCATATTCATTGCCAGTCTGTCTGTTGTTGGTTTACCCTACTGCATTAAAATTGTGCTGTTTGGCAATGAGCACTTTGAACCAAAGCATGCAATTCTTTGTCTGGCCATAAGCATATTGCCTGCCATATTTGACTTTGTTGGTTTCTACAGTGAGACAAGCATCAGACAGGCTTTAATAGCTACTAAATTTGAATTAGTAGAGAAAGTAAACTATTTCAACACCATTGCTCGCAGTAAGATTGAAGAAGAAAAAATTACTTTACAGAAATCAAAGGACAAACAGATTGCTGATATTACGGCAAAATTTAATGGCAGAGTCAATGGTCTTGATAGCAGCTTGTTAGATGCAAAGCAAACAGCCATTGATGAACGTGAAGGTGTCAGAGGTTCAAGTACCACTGGTAAGCCTGGTGATGGTCCCCGTGCCAAAGAGATTGATGCTGAAGTGCGCAAGATCAAAGCTAAGAATGATCTAGAATCAAGGAAGTTTATTGACGAAAAGGAAGCTGAAGTACAGAAAATTGAAAATACTTATCAGGTGCAAATCAATAAAAGTAAAGAGGGGTTACAGGAGATTGAGAGCCTGGTGGCATCAGATACAAAGAATAAAGGTATTCTGTATCAGATTAATAATGTGGATAATTTTAATGATTTGACAAGAGTTACCATACAAGTGAACAACAGCATCTCTACTATTAGCTCCAAAATGAACATAGAACCACAATTTGTTTCCTTCAAGACAGAAGATGTTATACAGCTTTCTTTTGGCGCTTTAATGCGTGGAGAAATAACCGCGCTAATTTGTTGCTTATTAGCATTCTTGCTTGAAATGATTGACATAGTGATTGTGTACATGATTCGTGGCACAAGGCGTGTTGAGCCAGTTGTGGAAGAAGAAAAGAAGACAAAGATTTTTTCTAAAATATACTCTGCTAGTACTGATAAAGAAGTGGCTGCAGCGAAATTATTTGCATCTGAAAAAGAAGAGCCAAAGATTACTGCCCCAGGCTATCATTACCTGGATCATCCTCACCATAATTCTTAAAAAACTACCTCTGCGAAAAATAAGTAAGTATGAAGGTGCATACAAATAGGGGTGGGAGGTGGGCTCGTAAATGTACGGGACTATTTGTATAAATAAAGATGTGAGTAGTAGTGCACCGATACTTTCAGCTACCAGTCTCTATAAGCACTTCTCTCTAATGAGAGAAGAGATCTTGAAACATAAATGGTTTGAGAGTGAGAGAGCTGGAAAAGATGTTGGTTTTGAATATGCCTTGATGGATTGGGTGTTCAAATTTAAACAAGCTTGGGACAAGAAGACTAAGGACCTTTCTTAGCATTATTCTGTGGTGCTGCATCTGTTCTATCAACATTATTGTTTGCTGCAGCAGCTTTTCGCAGATCTGTGTTACTAGCAACTAAGTTGAGAGGCAGGTTTCTAAAATGATGTGAATGTGGCAGTGTCTTGATGCAATCATCTGAACCAAAAGCACCTGCGCCATTACTATTATACACAGCAACAGTGCTAGTACCACCCTGCACACCCCTTACATATCCTATGATTTGATCAACCCCTGTGTTGGTTGTGCCATACACAACAGTATTTTCTGTTTGCTGAATTTCAACTGGTGCTGTAACATGATTCACAGTTAATTCCCCTTCAATGTGTGCGCCCCCACCAACAATCAGATTTCTACTTACACCCAGGCTGCTATCTACCAACACCTGACCCATCTGTCTTTGTTTGAACACCATGATATCTGCTGTAATAGTCATTCTCTTACCACCATCCAAATTGACTTCATTACCACTTGCTATATTAACTTGTTCACCACTCATATTGATCACAGTGCCACCTATTTGAATGGGTCCAAATGATTTCATGCTAATGCCACCTGCACCAACTTGCAGCGTGTAGCGGTTACACACATTGAGTGTGTAGTTACCACCTGGTAAATCATCCACATGCACATACTCTATGAGAGGGCTTGATGCTTGATTCTCAAATACACCACTGTCTCCTACATAGACACCTGCATTGTATATCTTACCTGCACTGTCCACTCTGATGCTACCAAAATCATTCATTATGGTGCCAATGGTTTCAATCTTATGTTTAGTAACATCCACAATCTCATGACCACCTAACCCCAAACTGGCTTCGGCTTTACTCAAATCAATAATTTTCGATGCAATCAATGATTGCAATTGTTGTTTAGCAGGATCTGGAGTCCATTTGCCTCCCATGCTGCTGATGCTCTTGCCTGTCCCCCCACAACTTGGGCATTTACCTGTGGGTGGGATGGCCAGATTTTGTGCATTGCCTGGTGGCTGTGCACCCTTTGCATCCACTTGTGTGTACAATGTAACTTGATCTGTTGGTGTAGTTATAGTGGAGGTAGACACTGAACCAAAGGGATTATTTTGCAAGGTATTATATGCTCGGCCTTGCTGACACACAGGACATGGCCCATAGGAGCCAGCTTGACTTTGTTGAATACTATTAAACAGCTGTTTGTCCTTTACACGCTGTGTTTCAAATCTTTGCTTTATATCAGCAACACCTTGCATCAAATCTTTCCATCTTTGTGTTGAGCTAGAATCCAGACTGCCTACTTTTCTATACACATCACCACGCACTGTGACATCCTTGTCTCCTTCTGCATAATAATTATCTGTGCCTCGTACAGTTTCAAACTTATCACCCATTACTAAATGTTGCTCATTGGCAGTGGCAAGATATATGGTGGTTGGATTTGTGAGGCTAATGAAGCTGCCACTGTAGTGAGTAAGATTTATGGCCTCTCTGTTATCTGTGTTAACAAATTCAAGAGTACCACCTTTCTGATTCACCAGATACTTGTTGCGGTATATCTCCACATTATGATCTGTTTCTTTTGTATTTGGCGTTTTATTCTCATACGAATCAGGGTAATCAGTAAAATCGTAAACCCCCTGCCACTCCTCAGTACCATGGCTAGCTGCAAAATATACTGGATACATGGGATTGCCATCAATAAAGAACACCCACAAATGTGAACCAACAGGTGGAATTGAAAATGAACCTTTTGCTTTGTTTGAATAAGATGCAGGTCTGTAGTTGTGACCATACAGATTTGCCTTGTTAGTGCCAGATGCACCTGGACTTACAAATGCATCTGTTGGAGAAAAGTTATATTTTTCAAAAATATTTGCAGGCTTTTCACCTGTACCATCTGGATTTTGACTGTATTCAGTAGGTTTGAACTTTTCCACCGGAGTGGAGCTAGTATAGTCGTTACTGTCACTCACAGTGGCTGATTGATTGTAGCTGTTGTAACGTCCAGATGACACCTCGCCAACAAGAGGAGATGCACATTGTGCCCAGGGTAAGATGTCTTTCAACTCATCAGTAATACTGGTCAAATCACTATCGATATTTTTACCAAGAAACTTAAATTTTCTATCAGTTAGTTCCTTGTTCCAATTGTTATAAGCCGAGGGTGATATGCTTGGTACAAATATCTTCACTCGACCACCTTTTGAAGGGTCATTATTGGCAATGACTATGCCAAGATAATTGCCATATAATTTTCCGTTGTCAGAGTTCATGCAATACCGTATGTTGGAGAAGCATTTGCTACGTATTTATACTTGCTTGTGGGAGGATACACTTTCACAGTCACAAAAGCAGGTGAGGAGTTGGCAAATTTCAATGCATCATCTTTGTTAAGAAAAAACAAATCAATGATTGGCACTGTGCCAGAGCTGGCTGTTCTTGCTTTGACAGCGCCACCTGTATCTGTGGCATACCGGGTGCCAATATCTGGAAAATCAATACGGCTCAGATAGGGAATAATGCTTGGGTCAACAGCAACACTTGCACCTTGTTGCAATTGCCTGCCTGTGGAACTCTTCAATGCTGCAGAATCTGAATCTGTGCCAGATCCATATGCCCAATACACAGTGCGTCTCACGTAGAGGTCAAAGCCTTGAGAGTTATTTCCACTAAATTTTGGAGAGCTGAGTTGCTGCAGATTGCCCTGTGCTGAACTTGTGAACGGTATGTTCTGTGCTTGCTCTGCAGCCAGGTTGTATGATGTGCTCTTGAGACTGCTTGTGGTGTCAGTTACTGCTGTGTTCACCTTTCCCTGCAGGTTTATTGAATTGCCAAGATCCCTCACACCTTTTGGCGAGAGAGTACCTGCACCATCAATTGTAGTGTTGATTGAATTGTTCAAGCTGCCCAGCTGTACCCCCTGTGTATTATTTTTAAACACATCCAACATTTGCTTGGATGTTTGTTTTGAGAATTCCTGTGAAATGGATGCTATTTGTTTTGCGGCACTATCAAGGTCTTGTATGGAGGTTACGCCAGCTGTGTTTATTGGCAATTTTCCCGCCAATGAATTGAACATTGATGTTGCATTTTGTTGTATTTGAGGAGCAACGCTAGATGCAACACTATTGAGTTGATTGAGTAGGTTGGTTGTATTTGGCAACTCAAGTGCACCCCCACCTCCTAAAGAAAGAATATTTTCTGGCAGCAAATTGGACAGTTGACTGCTGAATTGATCAAAACTGGGTATATTGGTCATATCAGTTAAAAATGATAGACTGTCTGGGGATAGCTTGCTTTGCAGCATTGATACTGCATTGGCTATGTCGGGAGCTGCATAATACACATATTATTTAATTGATGAATTGATTTATAGTGTGTATACTTTACAATGGGATCATGAAAGTATCACATGAGTCTCCTCTATCCATACTTGATTATTCCAGAGAATACAATGATTTTGACTATTGTTTGGTGCATCTCCTGGATCAATACCCTGCATACTGTGACTTCTTTAAATTTGGTAGAATTGCATACAACAGAGAAGTGTTACTTGACAATTCCATCTTTGAACTGGGCAAAGCTTTTGATAGTCGTGAATTTTGGGTAAAAACAATGGAAATTAAGCCTAATATGTTCATTGTTCCAGATGTACTTGAAGATGCTGCAAGTACAATGCAGAGCTTCAAAGCGTTTGAACATCATACAAATGATATTAAGAGTAGTTTTCTTACAAAGGCTATAGGTGCTGTGCAAGGTAAAAACTGGCACGAACTCAAGGAATGTTACAAGTTCATGTCTGATAATGCTGACATGATTGCCATTAGTTTTGATTTTAGTTATTATCAAATTACAGGTGAAGGCAAAACACATCTGGAGAAATGGTGTTCCGGTCGACAGCGCTTCATTGCTGAGCTAATAAATGCAGGTGTATGGAATTGGAACAAACCTCATCACTTGCTTGGTTGTTCCTTAGCTAAAGAGTTTAGATATTATGTTGATAAAAATATTCACAATATTGTTAGTTGTGACACCAGCAATCCCATTGTTGCTGCTATCCATGGATTGAAGTATGATGCTGATTATGGTTTAGATAATAAACCGTCAACTAAATTGGCGGACCTCATTACACATAATTTCACAGATGATCAGCTTGAACTTGTAAATTACAATACTACAATGTTTAAGAGGATTATTCGTAGATGAGACCTTGGGTAACATTTTTTTCGCAAACTGGTACTGAGATATATGATCTTAGTAATGCACTTGGCATATATCCTGATGCTGTCATAACAAATAAGCAAGACCATAAAGCTACTAATATCGGACTAGTTGAAACAACTAAGTTTAGATCTCAAAAGCTTAATGAGAATATATGGATACAGCTGCCGCAAAAGCCTATAGTAAAAGATTATGAGAATGCTCTGCAGAGCTTTAAAAATCCAGTTATTACATTGCATGGGTTTTTAAGAATTATTCCAAAAGAGATTTGTGAAAAATATGAAATATACAATTTACACCCAGGTCTTATTGATAAGTTCCCTGCACTCAAAGGATTCAACCCCCAAGAAAGAGCGTTTACAGAGGGGTATAAGCTAGCAGGTTGCGTGATACATCGGGTTACACCAGGTGTAGATGAAGGTGATGTGTTGATGAGTCAAGGGATAGGTATTGAGGGCATGGATTTGAATGGAGTGTATGGTGCCTTGCGACACACTGCACTTGATCTTTGGAAAAGTTTTTTCACCACATATAAAATTTTACACCGCTGATATGGATATATCACTACAATACCAAGACGTTTTTCTCAAGCCTAGCTATAGTTCAGTACAGTCTAGAACGGAAATTGATACAGACACATCGTTTTGTGGTCATACATTCAAACTACCAGTGATACCCGCCAACATGAAGTGCTGTGTCGATACAGACACATGTGCACTTCTTGATAAACATGGATATTTTTATATTATGCATAGGTTTGGTGAGGATGTTCATAATTTTGTACGCTTTGCTAATGTACAAAAGTTTAATGTGGTTTCAATAAGTGTAGGAATACAACAAAAAGATAAAAATTTGCTAACATCCATTGCACAAAGCATGATGAGAGTAGATTTTGTTACTATAGATGTTGCCCATGGTCACCATGCAAAGGTTGCAGAACAAATTAGTCATATCAAACAAGTTTTACCTGGTACAAAGGTCATTGCAGGCAATGTTGCCACACTGCAAGGTGTGGAATACTTGCACATGGTTGGTGCAGATGCTGTCAAGGTTGGTATTGGGGGAGGTTATGCCTGCACAACAAAGGATAAGACTGGATTCACGTATCCCATGTTCAGTTGTGTATTAGAATGTGCCAAGGACAAGAGCATCCCCATTATTGCAGATGGTGGGGTGCGTTGCAACGGTGATATTGCCAAAGCACTAGTGGCTGGTGCCAGCATGGTGATGTGTGGATCTATATTTGCAGCTTGCTCTGACAGCCCAGCCCCACTTGTCAAGGATGCAAGCGGTAGAAAATTCAAGCAATATTTTGGTTCAGCAAGTGTACACAACAAAATTGAGAAGAAAAATATTGAAGGCACTATGAAATTAATGGAGACTGATACCTTTACATATCTTGAAAAGCTTGAGGAAATTAAACAAGACCTGCAAAGTGCAATTAGCTATGCTGGTGGTTGCAATCTTGGTGCTTTAAATTTAAATAACGTTGTGTACGGGGTAAGATTATGAACAAAGAAGATATTGTTAAATACGTTGAGAAGAATTTTCCAGAAACATGCAAAGAATTTCAGAAAATACAGGCAGAATTATATGAAACGTTTTGCAAGAAACAATTTGATTATGGGCCAGGCAATATCTCTCTTGGATCTGATTTAGTAAAGCAGGAAGATATATTTGCTGCAATATCTGCCATTGTGGTGCGTCTGAATGACAAAATACAGCGGCTAATTAATTTGGTTCTGAAGAAAAAGGCCATGAATTCCGCAAATGAACCAGTCATGGATGCATTCAGAGATTCTGCAGTGTATGGCATTATTGCTGAAATAGTATATAATGGTAAATGGGGCAAGTGAATGAGACTTATTAATATTAATAAACTTCCAAAAAAACAATTGCACAGATTAATGAAAAAAAACAAATTGAGAAGTGATTTTGAGGTTTGGCTTGATTTTCATAATCATAAAATGGAGCTGCTGCGCACACTGTCTTCGTTTACAGGCTTCTGGATATCCATGCTCATTGCATTAAAAGTGTTCGGCATCATAAAGTAACAAGTATGTCATTAATGAATGCATGGCGGACATGGAATGGCAAGGTCAAACAACTTGAAAAGGATTATGATATCATCCTGCAGGAGAATAAAATTCTCTGGCAAGAGATAAAGATGCTTAAAAAGCTTGTGTTCGACCTGGAAATAGAGTATACTGCCTTGTTAAGACGCAAATGATATTCACTTTCACAGGTCCACAGTGTTCAGGTAAGACTACTCTCTTGAAGAAGTGCAGGGAGTATTATGGTTCCAAGCTTTGCTACATTGATGAGGTTACGCGGTTAATTAAGCGTGAGCATGGGGTAGATATCAATGAAACTGGTGCCAATGATGTGACGCAGACCTTGATTCTAAACAAAGAGTTTGAAAACTTATTTTATAACTATAAAGGATTTGGATTTCAGGGCATATTGCATGATCGTTGTTTGATGGATGGCATGGTGTATACAAGTTATTTTGCAAGAGATAAGCTAAAATATTTTCTAGTATCTAGTAGCTTAGGGGTAATGTATTATGTGAACTATATTCACAAATATGATCATATTTTTTACCCAAGTCCTCATGATGTGCCACTGGTGGATGATGGGGAGAGAAGTGGTAATAAAGAATTTAGAAATGCAATTATTGATTTGTATGAAAATTTTTGGTTAAAAGATGAGAGACTGAAAAAAAAGATAACTATCTTAAGAGGAACAGTGGAAGAACGCATGGAAGCGATTAAAATAAAACTCAATGAATACGGAATTAGATAATAGTAACATATCAAAGCATCTTGGTAAAATAACCGGTTACATATCAACTTATGACCCCTCACTGTTGGTACGTGAACCCAGAGCCAATAATCGCAAGCATTTGGATATTAGCGATGACAACCCTCCATTTTGTGGTTATGATATTTGGAATGCCTATGAAGTATCTTGCTTGACAAATGAAGGCATGCCCATTGCTGCCATTGCCAAGATTGTGTATCCTGCCACAAACAAATATATTGTAGAGTCAAAGTCCATCAAACTTTACATGAACTCCTTTAACATGGAGAAGTTCAGTGGCAGTATCGTTAGCGTGTTGCAACAGCTGGAAGCAAAAATATCTGGTGATCTCTCTGCATTGCTGGAAACAGATGTACAGGTGTACACCCGCCTCACACAAGCAATTGATGATGCAATGTATTATCCTCCCTTGTTCCCTCGTGCAACATATCCTACACTTGAGAACCACATTGATGTTACTGCTATTAAATCTAGAGGTTACAAAGAAGACCCTGCATTGCTGGGGTGGGTGAAAGGTGATAGCAGCAAAGTGCAGCGCTTTCATTCAGCCTTATTAAAGAGCAATTGCAGGGTCACATCTCAACCGGATTGGGGGGATGTGTATATTCATTATAAAGGATCTTGTGAACTCAATCAGACCTCTCTGTTGCAATACATTGTGTCATTCAGGGACGAATGTCATTTTCATGAAGAGATATGTGAAACCATTTACAAGCGGCTACATGATCTGACCAAGCCAGAAGAATTGATGGTATCCTGTTTGTATGTGAGACGAGGTGGCATAGACATCAATCCAATCAGATCAAATAGCCAAGAACTATTGCAGCAGAATCATGCCATGTGGGACAAGTTTAAATACTTTCCTAAGACTGTCAGACAGTAATTATTTTAATGTCAGCAGGTAACTTGTGTGATTGAGCACACCTAGCATTTCATCTCTTATGTTGGTGAGGTCTGTGTCGTTGTCTGGGCTTAATTTTTGACTGAATTCACATAGAAATGTTTTGTATGTCTCAAGAGCATCTGCATGAGTTAATTTATGACTATCAAACAAATTGATGGTCATGCTGCCGTTGATGAAGCTGGCTTCCTTGCGGCCCAGCGCTGTTTCCACAAAAGTATCAATGAGTTCGTCAAGACTTTCATAAGCTTTGCCTAGCGCTTTGTGTGCTGCATAGCTTTTGGTCTGCCAATGAAATATGCGCAATTGATTCTGCATTTGCAGAAGGTCTCTAATTACATCATGCATATTGTTATTTATAGTATGAGCATTAAATAACTGGTGCCCGCCGAAGACCCTTTATCAAACTTTATTGGTAATTTAGCAAAAAAAATTCAAGTTGCTAAAGATCATAAACATATAATGGAGGCTGTGTATGCTTCTGCTTCCGCTACGGAAATAGTTAAGGAACAAGAGGATCCGTTTGCTAGCTTTTTGAATAAAATTGGTAATACCATATCTGCAAAACTACCATTCAAGGAACCTGTCGTGTCCACAGAGCAGGTTATAGTCAACCAAACTATAATACAGGAAATAAGCCCCATCATCACACAATCTGAGCCAATCACCACAGTGGAGACAGACCAACCTGTGAAAGATTTGGCACAGAAAATAAAAGATGCAATTGAAAAGGCAAAACTCAAAGCACAACATTCCAGTGCAATGGAGCAGGAAGAAGTCACCAACATATCAACAGCTTCTGAGCTGGAGGAGCCTGCAGACAAGCAAATAACTTCATATATTGATGAATTGGAAAAAATTAAAGACACAGGAACTGTCAAGCAGCAGAAAGAAGCCAAAACCACACTGGAAGAGCTCAAGGAATACATTGACAAAGCAGTGTATGATTATTCACGCAAGATTCTGGACCTGGGAGGTGGGGGTGGTTCAGTGGCTGTGCAATATGCCAATGGTGGAGTCATGAATGGTGATCTGAATATAAATGGTCACATATTATCTGGTGGCAGAGACATATCCAATTACTTTGGTACAGGTGGTGGCGGTGGGCTAACTAACCCCCTTGTTCTTCCAAATAATACTAATCCAAATGGTTATTCTTTAAACACACTTGACTCTGGTGGGGCTAAAGGTGGATCTATTACTATGACTGGTTCTACAGATGGTGATAATGTTGCAAACGCAGGCAACATCAACACAAGTGCTGGCGCGCCAGATGGAGGTCATGGAGGTAGCATAGATTTATCCGGTGCCTTGAGCAATGGTGGTTCATTGACTATGAAAGGCGGGGGTGCGTTTGGAGCTTATGGAGGCTCAATCAACACTTCTGGCCTAGCTAGTATTGGCGATGCTTGGTATGGTGGTTCTATAGATACATCTGGTGGAGGTGATGGACCTGGTGGGTCAATAAACACCTCTAATGGTGGTGGTTTGCTAAATCTTTCGGGTAACGCAAATGGTGCTGGCGGGTCAATAAACACTTCTGCTGGTAATAATGGTACTGGCGGTTCAATTAACACTTCAGATATGGGTGGCGCGATCGATACCAGCACTTATGGCGGGTCAATCAATACGCAAGGTGGTGGGGGTGGCTATAATGGCGGTTCAATAAACACCTCTGGTGGGGCATTTGGTACAGGCGGATCTATTAATACAAGTAGTCATTTTGGCAATGGTGGCTCAATCAATCTTCAAGGGTCTTTAGTTGATGATTCTGGTAATTTAGCTGGCGGTGGGTCTATTGATTTGAGTGCTGGTGCTGCGGATGGAAGTCCTGGTGGGTCTATAATATCTACAGGTGGTGGGGGTGGCAGTAGTCCAGGCGGAACTTTGAATATGTCAAATGCTGGTGGAAGTATTAATACTTCGAATGTGGGTGGATCTATTAATACTTCGACTGAGGGTGGATCTATTAATACTTCGAATGAGGGTGGATATATTAATACTTCGAATATTGGTGGCAGTATAAACTTAGGTTCAGATGGTACTGGTGGGGCTGGATCAATAAACATGTATGGTGGCGATGAAGGATCAGCTGGATCGTTAAATACCTCATACGGTGGGGCAGATATAAATGTGAGTGCACCTGCTGGAAGTGGCTTGGTTGCAGGTTATATAAACACCTCTGCTGGTGGTGCTAACGGAGGACACATCAATACATCTAATGGTGGTGGCTCTATTGACACATTTGGTGGCAATGGTGGTCTCCTACCAGGTGGTTTCATAAACACATCTGCAGATGGTGAGACGGAAACTGGTGGTTATATTGATACCCGGGGGGTGGAAGGTGAAGGAGCCGGGGGTTCAATCAATACTTCTGGCGCTGCTGGCCAAGGAGGATATATTAATACTTCAAGTGTTGGCGGGTACATAGATACCTCTGGATATGGTGGGTATATTCAAACAACAGGTTATAATATTGATTATACAGGGGGGTATATTGATACTCATGGGACAATTGAAGGACCGGGCGGATACATTGACACTTCAAAAAATGGTGGTTTCATTGATACACATAGCGATGGCATACATGCTGGTGGGTTTATTAACACAGTGGGAAATGATGATGGTGCAGGTGGGTACATTAACACAGCCGCTGCTTACTTGGGTGATGGGGGGTTTATTGACACATCAAATGGTGGTGGTTACATTGACACAAGAGGACGCGGTACAATACAATTTGGCAATTACACCACGCGTACCACTCTCTTAGGAACAGCAACACAAAGCAGGGTAGTTTGTTTGCCTGACGATTCTGGCACTCTTCTATTGAGCAGTGCCTACATTGCTTACACCAATCAAAACACTACATTCAGTAAAAATGTCACCATTAATGGCAACTTAACTGCCCTCGGCACCAGCACATTTAAAAATACCATCTTCACTACCACCAGCGCTTTGAGTGTGGTGAACGCAGGTCCAGGACCTGCTTTGTATGTGTTTCAAGCTGCTGGTACATCTGATGTGGCCAGTTTTTATGATGGTGACGGTGTGGAAGTGCTGCATGTAGGCAATGCCAATGCCGGTCAGGGTGGCAAGGTTGGCATCAATGAAAGCTACCCTGCTGTGGAATTGACAGTCAATGGTGCCATAAGTGCAAACAAGCAAATAACAGCATCAGGTGGCAACAGCAATCAATGGAACAGTGTGTACAATTCATATAACAGCATTAGCGGGAGGTACACCACATTAGATTACCTGTCATCTAATTTTATTTACCTTGGCGGGGTGTATGCAGGCCCCAATGCAAATAGTATTTCCACTGCAACACCTGTATCTGCCATGTCTGGTATGTATGTTGAGCCGATATCTGGATACGCAGGATTTTATACCAATACACCTATTGCGCCTCTAGATGTCAGAGGCAATATTAAAAAAATTAGCTCTACACCGGTAACATCATACGCAACTACTCTAAGGATGCAAGACAATTATTTGTATTTGTATACTCCTTTTTCTGTCCAACAATATGTATTGTCTGGCTCTGATACCACCCTTGCTCTTGTGGCTAGTGCAGCCATAGGATCAAGTGTCTATGGTGGCACAAATGCATTAGCAGTGCGTGGTGCATATGTGTATGTATCTGAAAGTCAGGGCATACGTGTATACAACACAACAAGCAATTCCATAGCATCAGCAGGTTACATAGCTCACCCAGATAATGGCAGCAGCATACAGATACAGGGCAATTATTTGTTCGCTCTTGCCTATGGGACTTCCTACCCCGGCCCAGGCAGATTAACTGTTTACGACATCAGCAACCCAGTTGCTCCAGTCCGAGTGTTTGGTGTAGTTGATGGATCTCTTGCACCACGAAATCTCATTGTGCAAGGTCAAAACCTCTACTATGCATACAATACATTTGGTACAGCTGTTCTGCAAAAGTGGAATATAACTGATCCTAGAACACCAACAAGCAAAGGGACTGCCTCGTATTCTGGCTCAATGAACGGCCTAGCTGTTAAAAATAATTTTGCTTATGTATGTGACTCAAATGCATTGAGAGTGTACAGTGTGGTAGGTGCACCAGTATTGGTAACAACAATTGCAGGCCTACCTTCCATAGCAGCATACTCAGAGCCAATTATTGATGGAGATTATTTGTACATACCATGTCAGATTGGCGCCGGCCCATTCATTCAAGTTATGTGTGTGATGGACATCAGTAATCCATATGCTCCTAAAGTTATAAGGTATATCACATCTGCCGGTGGTGGGTCATACAATATGATGGTATCTGCACAAATTAAAGGCCGGTACATGTATTTGAGTAATGGAGTGGATGCCATAAACGTCTATGATTTGGGGGGAGCATATGTACAGAATCTAAGAGCAGGTAGTATAGAGACCACATCTATACTGGTTGATAATAATGCTACGATAGCAGGTAACTTGGGTGTTTTGAGTGATGCATATTTTGCTCGAGGCTATAGCTCACTTGGTGATAGCTCAATTAATGGAACTCTAACAGTCAATAATAGTGCCACGTTCTATGGTACCATTTCTACTGCTGGTAATCTCTTCTCTCCTAGCTTTGCTACATTTGTAAAAAATGCATCCTACCCAACACTAAGTTCTACACTCACTAATAATTCTGGTTATTTTAATTCTCAAGGTACATTTGCATCTCCCGGTGGCTTTATTATAAAAGGCCATTCCCCGGATTATAGCACTAGTATTCAAAATTTACCTGGTTATGGTACATATGGTCTATGGCTGCAAAATGTGAATGACATGGATCCAGGCAGTACACTCATCAGTGATGGCCGTGCAGCAGTTACCCATGCCATGGCATTTCGTGCTGGCATCAACAATTTCACAGGGGGAGCAGATCACAATCACGTGCAATGGCAAGGTGCACCCTTCAACCCCACACAATCATGGCAAATGACCAATGGTGGTTCATTGAATGTGTATGGTTATGGTGCCAACACATACACACAACGATTCATGGTGCACACCTTGCCACAATATCAAGACAGCACCACCATCACAGCCACCAGTGGCATCATTGACACCACAAATGCCACCCTGATCACCAGCACAGACAGACTGTCTGGTGTTGTTATCCTGCTAGATGCATATTCTGCACCAGTTAATTACAATCTCATCACCCCTGGATCTGTGGTAGGCATTGTGGTGAATCCTGGGCTGGTAGGATTAAATGCAGTCACTTTCAATTCACAATGTACCCAAGTGTCTTCCAATGCCACTGGCACATTAACAGCTTACAAATTTGATTTCTTCATTGGCTCTGGCACCAATTGGGTACCAGCTTCACGTGGCACACAAGCCATCAATTTGAAATCTCGTGCCAATGGAGGCAATCCAGGTGTGAGTCTGATTGCCAGTCAAATTGGTACCAATCCCAGCACACAGTATGTGGGCCTCACAGGCAGTTACAGGGGCATGAACAAACATGCACTGGCTCGTTTTACTACTGCCAACATTCTCACAGCATACAAACCTGGCTCTCCTTTGACACTGTGGATACCCACTGCCATGCCTTCCACATCTCCCATAGGCACTGGCTTCATCACATCCGATAAAATTGCTACATTTGCACAAGGCACATTCCCCAGTGGTGTGCGCACTGGATACTTTGATGCATTTGTGATCAGTGTGAGCGGCACAGACATGGAATTTGCTTTGTGCAATTTGATGGATTCATACAGCTTTGAAAACAGGTTCTGGCCCATAGAGGCTACTGGCACTGCCGGCTGGGTATTGTATGGTGGCACACAAGACACAGTGCATCGCCCCACTTTCGGTACCACAGGATTTTACTTTGAACGGGAGCCTTGGTATTTTGACGGCACAAATTATCTGAGCGGTGGAATGATCAAGAATGTTTCTTTAGGAAATTCAGAATCTTATGGCAATTATTCTTATGGTCTAGGCTTCCGTGGAGCAGTGTTAGGGAACAAATCCGGTACATTTGCTGGTGATTACAATGCCGTTTACAGTGATAATTCTGTAGCATTAGGTGGCGAAGGTTTAATCTCATTAAGCAGCACACCATACCAGGCTGTTGTAGGCAAATACAACAACCCAAACAATAATGCATTGTTTGTGGTGGGCGCAGGAACGAACAACACAAGCCGGGTCAATGTTTTGGAGGCAAACAACAACAACTTAACTGTAACTGGCAGTCTGAGCACCACTCAGGGCATTGTGTGTGCACCATCCACCTTCACAGCATTTGACACAGTTACTGATGCAGCATTGATAATGGACTTCACCCGGGGTGCCACATCAGGAGGCATGTATGTGAGAAGATCCAATGGTCAACAGAGATCCATTTTTAATTATCAAGACTCAACTGGCAACATTGATGTTGGCACATTCTCAAACAACATAAACTCCGTTAGCATCAAAGCTGGGGGCAGTGGACTCACAGGGTATATCAATTTTGGTACATTTAGCACCAGCAATGTGATGCGCATCATTGACAATGGCAACATTGGCATGGGCACCATAACACCCAACGAAAAACTCACAGTGGTGGGTAATATCAGCGCATCAGGCATTGGATACTTTAATCACATTACTGCAAGCACCAAGTCATTCTTAATTGATCACCCCTTGCACACAGACAAAAAGCTTCAATATGGTAGTCTAGAATCCCCATACCACGGTGTGCGCTTAACTGGCAAATCATGCATCAAGCAGGATGAAGTAATTATACAATTGCCTGATTATATTAGCGCACTGGTGCATGCAGACAATGCAAACATACAACTGACCAACATAAACCACGATAAGGTATTATTTGTAAAAAGAGTGGATGTACCCAGCAATACCTTTTCTGTAGGTGTAAAAAGAAATTGGCTGGATAGACAGGAGTATGAATTTTATTGGACATTTACTGCCATAAGAAAAGACATACCCCATTTGACTGTGGAGTGCTGATATGGCTACCAGTTATGGTTTCGCTGGCCCTAGAATAGTAAGAGATGGGTTGCAGTTATATCTGGATGCTAGCAACCCTAATTCGTTCAATGCAGGTAAAACCACGTGGAAAGATATTTCAACACGCACTTCTACTGATGCAGCACAATTGGTCAACAACCCTGTTTTTAATTCATCAAGCGGATTTGCTTTCAACGGCAGCGATACTGTAATAATTATTCCCGAGCCATCCAGACTCAACACACAGACACTCACCATTGAATCTTGGGTTAAATCTGCAACTACAAATCAGAATGGATTTATTTTTGAGAAAGGCAATGTAAACACACAATATAGTTTGTTCTTTGAAGGTGGCTTCATAGTATTTAGACAAAATTTTGGTGGTAGCTATAATCAATTAGTGGATGTACCATATAGCGCCATATCTACAAATGCATGGAATCATATAGTGGGCACTTTTACTAGTGGCAACAGGCGTGTTTATGTCAATAGTATTCTTGTAGGGTCAGATACTCAAGCAGGAACAATTCAAACAAATGCTAATGGGTGTTCCATAGGTGCATTTGGTGGATTCAATGGTAATGTTAGTGGAGGTCGAGGTTATTATCTCAATGGCAACATAATGACCATCCGAGTTTATAACAGACCCCTATCTCCTGGAGAAATTTATACCAACTATAAAACTCAAGCAGCTTCTGTTTTTGGACGCTTTGCTGATGGTAGTGCATCTTCACCTTTTATTAGTCCTTATCAAGCTCAAGAGTCAGGTGCAACATCTGGCAATACATACTATTTCAGAGCAGGCAGAATGACAGCTGTTCGTCAAATGGAATACAGATCTAATTATTATGATAGTAAACCATTTTGTTGCACATTTCGATCCGCATATGAGTCTGCTGCAACTGTGAATGAAATAGATCAGAATGTCCCTATGCAAGGCTTGCTAGTTCAAAGAGATACCCTGGATCAACGTGCTGCTGTTTATTTCAACACCTTTAAACAATACAATACAATTTCTTTTTTAGCTGCAGACAGTGGGTATGCTTACAGAAGAGTTCATCTTGGGTCCGCTGGAGGCCATGGCATTTATAATAATGTACAATCTCCATGCAGTTGGAGTGATTCCATTGGTGCCATAGGTGCTGGTTACGACGGAACGTCTTGTGGATCATTTCCTAATGGTTTAAAATGGGGAACAGGTGTTTCTGGTAATCCCAATTATACCAACCGATCAGGAACTTGGTCACACTGGGTGACATGGGGCGAAACATGAGCTTTCACCATTCACCCAGAATAGTTACTGATGGATTGATCCTTGCTTTGGATGCTGCTAATAATAAGAGTTATCCAAGAAGTGGAAGTGTTTGGAGAGATTTAAGTAATAATAACAATGATTTCAATCTTGGAAGTTTTACATTTTTAAACGAATACGGTGGAAGTATAAATCTCAATGGCAGTTCAATACAATGCTCAAACAATACTTTAGGAAATTTTGGAACAAGTTCTTTTAGTATAAATTTAATATGTAACATATTCAATATTGAAGCTACCTATGGTGGTTATCTAACTAAAAGAGGTACAACAACCAGCCCCGGTTCACTTAATGGATTTACTTTTAGATACAGCACAGGATTTTACTATGATATTACTCCAAATCTAATAACCTCTTCTACACAAATACACATATTGAGTTCTATTTGTTTTTATAGCTTTGTAGCCGAAAGATCTAATAATGGCTTAAACAATACATTAAGACAATATAGAAATGGGCAGCTCATATCATCTGTTACAAATAATAGTTTCACTTTAGGTAATTTGACTAATTCTGATACGTTGACAATAGGAAACGCACAAGGGAGACCCTCTGATACAAACTCAAATTTGCATAATGTAACCATATACAACCGAGCATTATCCCAAACAGAAATCCTGCAGAACTATAACGCTACAAAGAGCAGGTTTTTCCTATAAATATAATGTATGCCTAATGTGTTAGTTGTACCTGTTTCTGGCGCCATATTCTTTGATAGAAATGCAGCGGGAGCCTCTACAGTAGCTGCATTAAACAGCGCTGTTCGTTTAAATTACGATAATGGTGGTGGGTTAAACATTACAAGCTATACCACAGCACTAACAGCATTGAATAGATTCACCGTGGATGGTGCACAGGGCAGATTGTTTTCTGTTTCTGATGCCCTGACTGGATCCTTAATGTCTGTTAATGATATTACCGGATTGCCCATATTGGAGGTATTGGACACAGACACAGTTGTAGCTGGTGCCTACAATACCAGCACTTTCATTGTATCTGGTACCAGAATTGCCATAGGAAGAACAATTGACAGCACTGCCAAGGTGGCCATATCTGGCAATACTACTGTATCAGGTGTCTTGAGTACCAATAATATTATCACTGCACTTGGGGGCAACAGCAATGCATGGAACAGCACATACACTACTACAAATACCAACAGTGCTGCCTGGTCATTGACCAGCTTAGCTTTTGCAGCCAGTGATGAACAAGCCAACATCACCACAGGTGATGCCAAAATAATTTTCACTGTGCCTCAAAGCTTCACTCTGACCAAAATCAAAGGTGGTCTGAATACTGCTGCTACTGGATCCAGTCTCATATTCTCTTTGAGCTCTCAAACCAACAACAACACTGCAGGCACAGTGACCATGACTGCAGGGGCAGTAGTAGCTGATACAGCAGTTAGCTATGCATGTGTAGAGAATGACAGAATGTGCATCAATGTGACACAAGTGGGCAGTACCATGCCTGGTGTGGGTTTGAAAGTTTATCTCATAGGACGGTACATATGATGATTGCAACTCAGCCCAGTCAGTTTGTGAAGACTTCCATTTCGGTAGTAGATGGTGTGAGTACTCCTCAAAATTACCCTCGAAGCCGACCACTTCTCATAACATATGATGGTCAAGCAAGAGATAGCGGAAAAATTAGTGAATATTATAACAATAGTTATGTGATACATGATGGATATGGTGGTGAGGCAAATAGTGATTTAGATGCCAAATACTCCACAAGTGGCAAAGTAGGACTGGTTCAAAGATACATAACCATGCACAGCTTTTCTTTATCGGCAGCTAATGCATCAACAGATTATGTTATGAGCGGACATCAAGCATACAATATCAAAAGAATAAGAGATGTGCCAGATGCAGCTCTTTTTTATTCATACCCTAATTTTAAATTCACAAAAATTATCAATGACAGCAAATACAACAGTGCAGCATTCAAATCCAGTTTAACTGCTTGGATTAAAAATCGCACAGGCTCTACACGGCCTTTGACATGTTCTGCTAGGTTGATCATAAGCTGGTGCATGTGGGGATCCAGGCAATTGAGACCACAACAAGGAAGACAAACTGTTACACAAGAAGGTTTCTTAACAACTGGTGGGCCTGATGGTGGCACATTTGAAGGTGAATATTTTAAAAAAGCTGATTCCTATACAGATGCCAATGGTAATAATTTTGGTCCAGTATATCAGTTAACTAGTACAGGTGGGGTACTGGCATTTGATGGTACCATATTGTTCAACATGGCCATTAATAAATGGCAAGTAGGGTTTTTTACTATTCCAGCTTCAGGAACAGGAATAATGTGGGGGGCAGAAACCTTTGAAACCAACAGCAACAAACTGCAAGATGCAAGCATTATGCCTGCTTATCGCTGGACTTTTAATCCAGTAACATACCCTGATGGACAATATTTTAAACCAGCTAAGTACCATGGTAGATATAAGAGTGCAGGACCTGTGCATGTGTCTGGTGACGGATTAGGTTTAGGGTACTTACATTCTTTGTATGTTTATGTATAAATATTATCAGATCTTTGAAACAATGGCCCCTACTGCTTTAATTCGGGGAAACTCTCCTGTGGAGACAATCCCGAGCCAAGCCAGAGACGCTTCTCTGGAAGGTGTAGAGACTACTGGAGGAACAGGAATCCTTAATAACCAGCACGAACAAGCAGCACAAACATGTGAAGATATAGTCCAATCCTGGTGGTGACATCAGGTGCAAAATGCTGCGCCGTATACGGTGCGAGGGTGAAGCATTAAATAAGTTTATTTGTTTGAACTGTATCAAACAAAAGCTGCTGTGAAAGCATTGGTGAGGGTGGTGAATGTCTGTGTGACTGGATTGTATTTCTTGAATGCAATGGTGTCTATGTAAGCACTGTAACCATCATCCACATTGATGAATGTGCCTGCATGCACAAACACATCCACTGTGTTTTCACCCTGGAAGAAGGCACCATAAGATATGGGCAAAATTGTTTCCACTGCACTCAATGCTGCAACCAGAATAGCATCAGTAGCTATCTTCATTCTCTGGGCATATGTGCCACCTTGCACTGGTGCAGCTGCTGTGAGTGCATTGCGTGTGGTTTTGTTGGAATACAGTGCATTCACCAGAGTATATTGTTGAAAATCATTAACAGTAAATTCTGCACTTGGGAATACAGGTGCTGTTGCACTCAGTGTACCCACAATTCTGGCTTGTGCTGCATTCACAGCACCACATGTTCGATCCAGATTGCCTTGTTGACCTCGGCGCTTCATGAACCCCACCTGACCACTCTGAGTGATGCCAATGTGTGGGTGCACATATATGAACAATGCACCAGGTGTGGTCACATGGCTCATCCATGCAAACAGCCCCACAATGCCTGGGAAAGGATAACCACCAATGCCACCTGCGAAGAATGGCCCAGAAAATTGTTGCAAAGATGTGGGGTATTGACCAAATGTGTTGTTGGGGAAAATGGGAGCATTTTTATCATCTGAGCATATGCAAGCTGCTGCAATCACATCACCTGGTGCATAACCACACAGACTCTGTATGACTGTGGCACATCTTGCACCCACAGTTTCTGCCAGCATTGCATTTGGATATGTTTGTCTCACTGTGGTGGTGTATGCTGTTTGGTTTGGTGAAGGTGCAGTGACTGTGGTGAACACAGGCAGATAATAGGTATTACCACCTATAATCACGGGGATCCCGGTCGCGCCTTGCACTAGCGTCAAGTTTGTTGTGTATACTGAACCAATGATACCACCTGAGGGTAGAGCGCTGGTGGTGTCAATTAAGTTTGCAAAATCATTGGAGCTTGGAATGTGGCCAGATGAGAATGAAGTTTTTAAGTCAGAAAGTGGTACTATGGCCATATGTTATTTATATTTTATGCATACCTTTAAACAAAAAAAGAGGCCCGAAGGCCTCTTTTTTTACCAGGACATACTGGAAATTTAGTACTACCGTTGAGTTCGGCTTAGAAGTACACAGATTGTGTACCGGGCGTGAACGCTTGACCGAGACCGCTCAACAAGATGGTATGATAATACAAGTTAGCGCCAAAGATGTTATCAACAACACCGTAGCGGGTCAGAAGACCAACACGGGGGCTGAAGTCATTGGGGCCAATTGTACGTTGTACCATAACCGGGATGTACGGGCAGTAGATGATACCAGTGTCATAAAACTCTGGTCCTTTGTAGCCCAATAGGGCGTACTCTACGCGCGTACCACGCAATCCACCCTCATATTGGGCTTCTGTGCGTGTATCACGGTATACGTTGAAACGACCACCTAGGTTGCCTACCTTGGCTACGCCAACAGGTTGAGTGTTGACATTGCCTTGGACGGGCACCCATTGAAACTCAGGAAGCATCTCGAGAATCGCGCAAACGCGAGGTGTTGCAACTATAAAGTTGGCAGCACCACGACGGTTACGAACTGCGATTCTGTTAGCCTCGATGATCAAACGTTGGTAGAAGTCGCGATTGCGCTCTACTAACCAGCGACCATCCGCGGAAGCGGGGGACCATACAGAATAACCTGTACCGGCTCCAGCATTCAGCGAAACTTGGATCATACGAACAATCATTTCGCGATCGATTTCGGCCTGCAACTCATACGACATAGCGTTGGTGAGTTCGGTATCGATATCGATGCCATTCATGTTCTTAAGATCCTGTTCGAGTTCCACAGACCAGCGTGCAGCAAGTCTACGAGTACCAGCTTCGACGGCCGTTTTTTCAAACGAAACTTCGATCTGAGGGATTTTACCCGTCAATTCGAAGTTAGCGAGGACCTGAGCAACGCCCTGATCTGCCCCGATTGAGGGGAAGAGAGAGGCTGCCAAGGCATCGCCACCGGAGAGTTTAGAGCTCGATGTGCCCGTGTAACGGGTATCGAGATACTGGTAGCCAAGTTCTTTGCCTGCAGCGGCGGATTGAGGGCTGCCGAGAGCGGCACCGGCATTTGTGCCGGAACCGTCGACGCCATCATTACCTAGCTGGTTAGCGGAATACTTATAACGTAAAGCAAAGGCAAGACCTACTGGTCCGCCCATGGGCTGTACGCCTACAATTTCATTGGTGATTAGCTCGGGGAACGTTCTACGAATCATTGGGATGAGTATCTTGGGCAAGCGGGAATCGCCAGTTGCATACCAGTCGCCTTGGGGGGACGCGTTGCCAAAAGCACCGCCTTGGCCACCCATTCCACCTGTACCACTGTATGAACCACCGAATACCGAGCCTGTTCCACCGGCAACGTTCGCTTCGCCAATACACCAGGACTCTTGGTTTTCCAAGAGCATAGCTGTATTTAAGCGAGTGTGATCGTCTTCAATGGGCCTGACGTTGTCTGAAGTGTAATCCAAAACTGGCTTCCACTTTTCGAGCAACGCTTTGGCGCGAGACTCATCAATATAGGCCGTTGTCGGTCTGATTGATTTCATAATAGATTTTGTTCTCCTTAATTTTCGACCTGTAGAATATGTAAATTCTACAACATTATTCAGGCAATTGCCTCAACCAAAATTAGTATTTGGATAATTCAGCAAGGTAAGGATTGACTTGAGCGCTTTCCTCAACAGTTTGAACACCCTCTTCTACAGGGCGATCAACTTGTGAGGCAGCGGCTTCAGTTACAGCCTCTTCCTTGATGTTGTGAAGCCGTTCTTTTTCTGTCTTGTCAAACAAGCTCAAAGCATAATCAATGTTCTCAGTAATGAACGTGGCATTTTTACCATGCATTACTTTGTTAACATAATCACGCTTACGTGATGTGAGACCTACTGTCTTCTTTTCGAGAGTAAGTTCTGCATCACGAGCAGCCAGTTGCGCTTTGGCAGCTGCTAGCTCTTTTGTAACGGCTTCAAGCTTCGTGGAAGCTTCATTTAGTTGATTCTTTCCGTCAACGACGGCGTTGCGAATACTTTCTTTCGCAAGGGCAGCATCAACGCCCAAAATTGTTCTTAACTGTCCAAGTATTTCAAGAGCACGTTTGTTCTTGACGGCCGTTTGAATTTCTTCAGTGGGGATGGTTTCATCCAGATAAGTTTCTAGATATGTGCTAACATTGTTGATGGTCTCTGTCTTGAAGCTCTTGGCTTCAGCACGGATAACATTGGTGTACTTCTCTACAATGGCTTTGAGTTTGTCTGCATGGGTTGCATCAAGAGCTTCAACAACTTTTTGCAATTTGAGAGTGTGATCAGCATCCACAGCATCCAAAAGATGTTCTAGTTTCTTGCTATAATCTTCATCTTGTTCTGTGAGTGCTTTGGTAACATGCAGTTCAACCTTCTCGTTTACCTTGGCATTGAATACTGCTTCTATGTCATTAAGAACTTCTTCAGACAGGAGATCTTGGGTTGCTTCTTTTAGGATGGATTTGATAGTTTTTGTACTCATAAAATTAGAATAATTTCACACCTTTCACAGAGGCAATACGGTTTTGTAATTTGGACTCCATAATCTTCTTTAAATATTTATGGGCCTCGGCGTAATTTTTTTCGTTTAAATTCTTTAAAAGTTGTGCAATATGTGTGCGCTCTTTCATAACTGTATTATATTTATTCCCAGCAGGCATATAATCTGCTGGGTTTTGGACAACTTTCTTGCATCCGCATTCTTCATTTTCACCACACTCGCACTCCTCTGATTCATCTTCAGATTGTGCAGACATTTTGTCTGCAGCTGTTTTTGCAAGGGTGGTGGCAATCAATCTACCAGCAAGACCTGCACCCAGCTCTTCAGCAGCTGCACCTGCAAGTGCACCTGCAATTATTGGGGCAATTTCTTCAATTGGTTGGTTCATAGAACTTTGCTAATCTTCGAAAAGAACTCCACAATCTGTTCTTTGAGATAACCTTCCACATCTTTTCTTGGCAAGTTGCGCAACTTGTCACTGAAAGAATCATAATATTCTTCAAAATGACCATCACCAGTTGCAACAAACTGTTTGGATTCCAGAATGCCATTTACAAATGCTTTTGGAAAGCTTGGATCTGCAACACAATCCACAGCCACAAGACGAAAATCTTTCACCCGGTTAACACCATTGCCCATCTCTTGCAATGATCCTAGAGCACGAGAACTTACACCAACACGCACACCATCATTGATCAAACTGCGAACAATTTGACCCATGGGGGTGGTTAGTACTTTGGACTTACCATAATACACATTACCAGAGCGATTCATTTCTGTTACCAAATGGCAGGCACGCTCCAGATTGACTTCAGCAGCAGTTGGATGGTTCAATTCACCCATGCTTCTGTTTGTTTTGATCATTTCATGAATATAACGATTGACTTCGCGATCCATTTCCCCTGAATCATAAACTCTTTTATTCTTATTAACTTCTTCACACTGCATGTAAGGGCCTTTGATGTACATGGTGCTTGATTGGCTACCATTCTTCTCTTCAACCACGTATTCGTATTGATCTTCAGGAGCAGGTGTTTCAACTAATAGTCTTAAAGCCATATGTTATTTATTAATGGTTTACTCTATTTTCTCAACTCTTTTTCTGTTAAAATAGTAAATTCGTATCCTCTCTCTGTGCACCATTTTTTTGCAGCTTGCCATTTGGCCTGATTCTGTATGTACGTTAACTGTTCATATAAAAGAGTTTTTTTATGCTTACCAGGTGTTTCTTCAGGCTTTACAGTTTGTTTGTGTGGTTTGACTTCCACCAGAAATTTCTTTATGCCACCAGCTGTTTTTAATTTTATTATTGCGTCAACAATATAACGATGCATTTTGTGATCTATGGGACTTTCATATGGAATAACAATGCTTTCACTCCCCCACTCAATCACATTAGGATTATTATCACACCAGCGAAACAATTTTAATTCCCAGCTGCTAAGATAGCGTGGCAAATCATGTCCTTTGTATTTTTGTGCATGCGTGGGCTTAAAAATGCCCTGTATGTACTTGTTATTTTTTGGTGTAAACTTCATCCGACAAAGAATTCAGGTGGAGGTGCATCACCAAATCCTGCTGCACGCTCATATAATTTCTTTTCTAAATCAGCTTTTTCCTCTCGCCCATTGTTCAACATATCATTATAATTGATGGACCCTCCACCAAACAATTGAGTGTTCTGGTATTTTCCACGCACAGATCCAATGGCTATCTTTGTAAGGGCCAGAGCATATTGATACACCCATGGCTCCTTAATGATATCCACCAGCGGGCGTTCCACATATGCTGTGACAATGCCATAAAAATGTGTGTTGCGAGGTGGTGGATACAATTGCATGTATTGTGTGCGACTGTCAAAGTGAAAATCCCGTCTCAGAGCTAAAACTTTTTCACGAGTATCCAACCAATTCTTCAAAACATTCCAACTGATCAAATCAAACCCATAGTTGCCCAAAGCATAGCTGAAATAAGTTTGCTGTGCCAATGTTTGCTCAATGGTGAACAAAGTGTTTATGCCATTGCTACTGCCTTCTTCAAATTCTGTGACATCAATGACACGGCGGTAATCATCCAGCAAGTAATCATAACTGTTCAACAATTCTAATTCTTTGGGACGATTTTGATCCACCACCTGGTATAGATATGGATCTGCTGGGTCACCAATGACCATCTTACCAATTGTGTACATGGATTTAATCTCTGGAGAAACATCTTTGAATTGAGCTCTGAAGTTAAAGTCTTTGGTCAAACTAAACAACACATCCAATCGCAGACCTTTGAGCTCTTCATACAGCTTGCTATCAAACACCAAATATTCTTGTGTGTATCCTGCAAATTTGGTGAACATCTCACTTGCCATGCTGATGAACTCATTCAATTGATCTGCATGAATCTCTATGTTTATGAGTGGCGCACCCAATGCACGGCAAATGCGTTGTCCAAGCCGTTCATAGCTTTGAATCTTGGATTGCAGGTTGGTACTATAGAAAGAACTCACCGGCTCCACATCACTGCAAATCATCATATAATAGTTATTCCATCTCCATCAGAATAAGGCACACTTCCGCCAACAGTTAACCCACCTGCAGGTGTTATTGCATCTCCTGTGTTTGCACCAGCTGGTGCTGGAACCAAGTTTATGCCAGGCCCATCGAAATATGTATAACCTGCATTTAAATTGTAATAATATTTGGTAGGTTTACCAAACAACTTGTCACTGTTGCTTGTGAATCGAATCACAGTTACGCTCAGAGAGGATGGTGCAATGATGGATGTGGTGTTACTTGATAATTCATATACTTTGGATGAAAAGACATAATCTGTATCAAATACAAGTGTACGACCACCAGTACTGTCTTGCTGTACCACCAAAGCATATTCCCCACCTTTGTCCTTTGTTTCCGCTGGTGCAACATTTGTTACAAAAGCATTTGCTGATAGATTAATAAAGGCAACTTGATTGGCAGACAGATCCCAATTGTACAATTCAATCTGATTCACATTGATGTATTCTTGTGCAGAGAGCGTCAAAAACTTCAGCACATTGTTTGATAGTCTCCTAGGATAATAACCAATGCGTCTGATATAACCAGTGAACCCATCCTGACCACCTGCAGCTGACGCTGCAATGAACCCACTGCTCAAATTGCCTGGTACCAAGGACACAATATCAGTTGCCACAATGTTACCTGAATCTGCCAATGTAACTTTGTTAACAGTATAACTCAGTGCAACAGCACGAGGATAATCAATCCTGTTGTTGGGTGAATTGATGTCATACCCAAGCGCTGTTGAATTGTTAATCATGCCCCTGGCATTCACAGTGTAATCACTCTTGTATCTCAATGATGCAGCGTTGCTTGCATCGACATTAGTGAATCTGTACAAAGAAAATCCACTTGCCGACGCCGCTGTTGTGTTGGGAATTAATCTGGTCTCAAATAAAAATGTTCCTTCAGTATTACTAAGAAAATCACCAGACAGATAACCATATTCAGTGTCTCTTGTGTGGTATGAGGGGCCAATGGTGGGTATATAAGATGACGGGGCGATATTGGGAACATCTAGATTCCTTTCCAATTGTGCACCCCACACATACACAGTTTTTTCAGTGTTAAAATTCTTGAACTTGTATGCAGGAGCCACGCGAATGGAAGTGTTGGTGGCTGAAAAGTAAGGCACAGCAATTCGATACCACTGTGTTTGAGGAAACGCATATGAAAATGACGATAATATGTTTGTGTAACTGGACAATGTAACAAGGGATGCACTGTCCACAATTTTTATGCCATAGTCTGCTGCAGGCAGAGTGCCAAGTTTCACATACAATGACAGGATGTAATTGGTGCTTGCATTGATGGGCATTGTGTAGGAGTATACTGTGTTGGATGTGATGGGGGTGATAACGGTACTGGGTAAATTGTAAGCAGGGGAGGCACCATCAACAGCAAGTGATGTTTCAGTGAAGTATGTTGTCATGGCACGGGGTGCACCATCTTTTGAAAGTGCAACAAACAATCCATCCTGCCCACATGTGACAGCTCGCCATCCAAGTGCAGCAGCTGCTGGGTAGCCACGCCAAATTTTGCCATTGCGGGAGTACATGGTGCGTGTTGCACCATCTTGGGCAACAGCAACAAAAATACCATTGCCATAGGTTACTGAATACCAGCTGTTTGGCTCTATGGCATCACTTGTGCTCCAATTCACACCATCAGATGAAATTATCACCCGGTTGGTGCCAGTGGAAGCAACAGCAACAAAAATACCATTGCCATAGGTTACTGAACGCCAGACATTGCTCTGAGGCAATGGGTATGCAGTCCAAGTTGCACCTTGATTGCTGGACACCATCACAGGATTCGCACCACTGGAAGCCACAGCAACAAAAATACCATTGCCATAGGCCACAGATGTCCATGCATTACCTTCTGCAGCTGCAGCTGACACCCATGTGACACCAGTATCAGATCGCATGACTTGACATAATGTTGTGCCACCAACTGCAATAGCATCAGCCACTGCAACAAAAATACCACCACCATAGGCCACAGATGTCCAAGAAGCTTGTTCAGGTGCTGCACGTCCAACCCAATTGGAGCCAGTGTTTGATGTTATTATTCGATTGCCACCACCAGTGCTACCAACAATTGCAAATACATTTGCACCAAACGCAACACCACCCCAGTTATAGTTATTTGTTGATGTTTGGGTAGTCCAGTTGATGCCATCTTGTGATGTGGCCAATCTTGCAGCTGTGCCACCACTACTGCATGCAACATACACTGGTGTTGTGCCTCCTGTTAACCCTTGAATGACACTGGTCCAGTTGTTAGCATCTATAGTCCTGGACACCCAATTCATTCCGTTGTTTGGCAGCACATCCCAATTCACAATATCTGCACCATATGGCACAACATTTGTATTGGACCGCTCCAACAGTGCACCTTCACACTGCCATGCACCACGTGCATTGTTGTATTCATAATTGGAGCGAGCCACATTTTCCCCAACAAATCTTATTTGACCATCTCTATCTACAAAACTTGCAGAGGAATTTCGAACATAATTAAAAACATTGCCAGTGAGTATGTTGGATGTTGTGTCACCGTTCATAAAATCTCCATAAAATGTTGCTGAGATTATTTGAGGTGCCAATGTGGTGCCTTTGAAAGTATGTGCCTGTGTGGCCTGTTGTGGCAAGGTCAATCGATATGTTGTGTCTAAGAATGGCCAATTGGCACTATATGTATTTGTGATGGTGTAAGTGTTTTCATAGTTAGATGACACCTGGCTGTAGGTGGAGGCAAAACTTGCACCATTCTGCCAGTTGGAGCTTAGAGCTGTTACTGTGCTATACGTTGTTCGAAACAAAAAATAATCTGCACTGTTACCACACAAGGTGGTAAAGGTTGATTGCCATAATTTACTATTTGATGATATGGCAGGTACATAGGAGGGAATTACATTATAGAAAGTTCCTATGAAAGGATCATCTATGCCTGCTATGGGGTCAATACCACTGTCGATATAACCGTATGTTGATACCGAGTGATGATTGGTACTGTGAAATTTGTTGTGAAATGTTGTATTGCTCATTCAAGGTATTTGGTTACATCTCCATACATTAAGACTCCATCACTGACAAAAGTTATGACGGTTCTACGGTTTGGTGTCAAATCTATTATACCAGATTGAAGTGGCGTATCATTAAAACGGTACGATGTATCAAAAATGGCGTCATTGCCACCTACACTGGTCTGTAAGCATGTTAAAACGTATGTGCCACCTTTTTTCATGTTGAGAGGATTTGATACAACAAAGCTGTTTGTCATAGTCAAAAAAGTGCATTGATTTGTATCCAAATCCCAAGATAGCGTGAGAGGGGAATCGTTATTGGCCAGATTTGTGCCACTAAATGTCTTGGAAGCAGTATATTCTTGTGCAACACCCAGGTACATGACACCTGGAAAATTCCATTGTGCACTAAATGCACTAACAGTGGTATAAACAGATTCGTACTCTGCACTATTTGCCCGGAACACCGTGGAAGCCACATAAGCGCTATTCCAATTGTTGGAGAGTGTGTTGATTGTTGTGTACATGGAGCGGGTATTTGCCCAATTGCCAGAAAGAGTATTCACAGTACTGTATGTGGACCACCATTCAAAACTATTGGTGGGTATACTGAAGGAACCAGCATTATCTGTTAATATAGTATAAAAAATACCGTTGAATGGTAGTTGTTGTGAAGCAATGGGATCAGTGTTAGAATCAGGTATAGTTATGGATGGAGAGCTGTGGTGACTTGCACGGTGCAGCTTACTATGAAATTTGAATGTTCCTGCCATAAAGCCTTATATAATAATTATGCCCGACCCACTGGTATAAGGTGCAAGATTAGAGATTGATATGCCGCTATTATTAACAAAACCATCAGTATTACTATAAGCCTTAAACACTGATGGATTTATTTTTATACCATCACCTTGGTAATATATTGTAAAGTCAAACATAATATTATTACTAGTGACTGATTTCGGTAGTAAATTTGCTGCAACGTTACCCTGATTAATGATTGAAGAGAGAATTTGGGCTTGATAGTCATATATTCTTTGCAGACTTCTATTGATTGTGGCTCCTTGAAAATTTTCATTTATGCAAACGTTTGCAAACGTATTAACATCCAGAACAGTATCTGTTAGAAAAAATGTATTATACTGCTTGGAAACATAGGTTGTAAGGCCGGTAGTGGTTTTTCCTTCAAAAAATCTATAACCTGTATTGCTATTTAATAATATAGTGTTATACAGAAGCTTTTTGAACGCTTTATTATATACCCATGCTTGATTGTATTCATTTTTATTAATAGAAATATCTTCTAATGTATAAATGGAAAAATCTTCATCTCGTTGCAGAGATAGAAGATTCAAGCCATCCTCATACAGCAGAATTCTACCGCTTGATAGCATAGCAGTATTAGCGTACCAAAGAATCTGATCTGTTGATAGGTTTGGAACAGTTGTAAGCCATTTGCTGGTTCCAGATTGATTAGATATACCAATTGTGGAATTTGGCTTAGTTGTCCACTTCTTAATCATGCTACCGTTTGCTGTCAGTATATAAAAAATTCGTGAATCATAACTAGCGAACTTCAAATCAATAATCCTGTCGCTGCCTAGGACGATACCTGAAAAATCATAAGATACTGCAGATAAAACAGTATAATCTGAAGTTATATTCATCACATATAACGCTTTGTTATTGCAGGCAAATAGCTGATTATCGCGGCTATTATATGTCATTGTATTGAATTGACCTGCACTCTCAAAAAGGGTTCTTAGTACTGTGGTATTGAGCCAATTTAAATTCTTATCATATGCCTTGATACATTTATTACCAGTATCTTCTGCAAATAGAATTTCTCCAGTATAGGCGATTTTATTTAAAGAGTTAAATTTGGTATGATCAATTGATGATCCTTTACCACCAATGTAATTCGTTAAATAAAATTTTTGTGTTTGTCTAAAAATTGTATCACTTATATCGTAAGTGTAAATATTATTGAGATTTTGATCAGCTACAAAGAGAATATCCTCAGCTGCATCTATAGCTATACCGGTAATATTATTAAATTGAAGACTACCAGAGAGTGGATCTATGTTACGCTGTGTAACTACAAAAGAACTGCCGTCCACAAATACAGGGTTAGAATATTGACCGTAAAAAGGCAGGATTGATAGAGTGGTAGGGCTAGCAGTAATTAGTATAGGGGAATTAAATGTAGGTGCAATATAGGACAAAGCTAAAACACTGTCATTAACAGAAGCGTACCTATTTCCACCACTGACAAAACTCACAGCGCTAGATAGAGATACCGCAGGTGAGAATAATTTAAACTCAAAAGCAGAAGTTCTCATGGCGTTAGTACCAGTAAGTCCAAACCAACCAGAATAAATTCTTGGTATACTATACCCTGCCACATTACATAACTTGTAAAGGTATAAGAGATTAAAATATAATTTCTCAAGCTTAATGTTTAAAGTGTTTGCTACAGCCAATTCATTTGGTTGAAGCTCTATCTGTTCATAGGTAAACGGTAAGCTAATAACATCATCAACCGAACGATCAAACGCCAAGCCATATTTTGCAAATTCATTTGTAATGCTATTCATTTCGTCTCCCTGCATTAGTTAGTGTGTTACCTGGAAAATATGGCTGTAAATATGTTGCACTTTGACTTGGAAGTGTTGTTATCCATTTAAGATCATTAAGCCTTGAGTATGCAGGTGTTATATCTTTTATTTTATTGATAATAGCAACATTCAATCTATCACGGCAAGTGCTATCGAGTACGTTGTCATTTATAAAGATATTATAAAGAGTACTCTTAGCTCCAGGAACACCTTGCTTGAAATAGCGAGATGCTACATCGAAGAAATTACGTCGACCTGAAGGCATGTCGAACGTCAGATCACCAGGTACAACACGCTCTTTATAATGCATACCAATATCAAAATAATCAAGCTCTTTATTATATAAGTAAAAATTCTGTATTTCAAAATCTTTTACGTAGTAGCTTGTTTTTATGTTTTTTGCTCTATCAAGATAATCGCTCAAGAGTAAGCCATTGTAATAAGGAGTTGCACCAGCAAATATTCTATCTGTCAAGAGAGGTGTAAAATTATATTTGTTTGGTTCAAATAACGATGTACCATATAATTCTCCATCTAGATAAAGCTTTAATGTACCTGCAGGAGGGTTTAGAGCAATAGCAAAGTGATGGTAGCCGCTATCTAAATCACGACCTTCAACAGTTATAGAAGGAATTGTTATATCTTCTGTGTTGAATTGATTGTATAATCTAGTCTTAAACGTTAAGACTCCTGTACCATACCGGTACTTCAAATAAGAATAATTAAAATTATGATTACAGGGCTCAAATTTTGGGTTATAATTGCCGTTGACGTTAATAAAACTAGTATCTATCACGTTGCCGTTATAGTCTAGCTTTAACCCTACTGCTTTAGTAATATCTGAACCGCTCGCTGTCACCAGTACCGACTTCTCCAGTTCACCGTTATAAAAATTTTCTATAAAAGTGAGGTTTTGTATGTAAATAGGTTTTGTAGAAAAAGCTGAAGCTGTCGTGAGTGTAGTAGTGAAGGTAAGATTTTGATATGGGCCGTAGACTGCTATAAAATTACTATCCCCAGCCCATAGGTTATTATCTCTATCTATATTAAAAAACGAAAAGGTACCTCTGGTACCAGCAACTGTGCAGAGCTGGCTTGTTGTTGTGTTGTACTTGCATATAATGCCTGAACTAAGGAAGAACAAACCATCACTTCTAACAACACTGTTTGTACCGTCTACTAAAATAATTCTACCATCCAACAACCTGGACACCTGCAGCGCGTCAATAGGTTTGCCTATAATTAGATCTGCAGATGTCGGGTACACAAGATTTGATGTTAAATCTATTGCGCTTAGACTCTTATCAGAATATAAAACATAGCCACGAGCTTCATCATTGGAAGCATGTATTATAGAATACCTGGAGCTTGAAAGGGCAGGGGTTGCATCAATAATAGTTTCACGTATATCATATTCTACGACCTGCATTTTATCAGTAATAACGTGAAAGGAGTTAAGAGCATCACGACGAAGAACAAAATCAATATTGCCAAAAGTGGATAGAGCAGTATCATATGTATCCACTAGATCCAGGTCAGCATTATACGCGGCAAGAGCGCCATTTTGACCGTAAAATAGCAACGGGGTCACTTGAGAGTAGTTGAAAATTCCAAGACCATAGTCATTATAATTACCAAAAATTTCATAACCAAGAGGCTTAGTCCAGTCAGAACTATTTGCCCATAACGTCATTGTAAACGTATTAGTATCTAACGCAATATTGTTAACATCAAAGTAACTATAGCGACGACCATCAAAAGTGTATGAAGTAAGATTGTCATCTATATCAGGATCAACATTAGTTCCATTCCATATTGAGTAATATGTGAAATTTTTCTGTTTCAACGTCTTTGATATACTATTAATATTATTGATAGCATCGATTTTTCCAAAGCGAGAGTAAGCATACCAGCATCCTGGTTCTAGAGTTAAACTTGATGGTGTATCAACAATACCAGTCTTTAAATTATACCCATCAAAAGATGTAATATAAGTTACATTGCCATCAATAGCACATAACGCTTGAAATGCTGTATTTTTTGTTGGTGTGTAGTATCTATCCACCCACACAGGCCTTACATTTTTATCATTACCACCAGAAAGCCAGCTGCAGAGCCATTGACCAGTTTGCTCGCCTGTAGCATCACCTTGATTACTTGTATACTTGTAATTGGCTTGCTTTTTAAAAACTTTATCACTTTTTAATGGGTGGTTACCTGCAACTGCACCTGCCTCCACTAATTTTGATGATTTAATATTAAGTCTTTTATAAGGATACATATTTTGTGGTGTATGAAACCATGTTGTTTTGCCTTGATTAAAGATAAGCGGTGTTGAATAACAATCATACTGGAAGTGAAGTTTTTCATATCCTTGCTCCTGTCGTCTTCCTGAAAAAATGGTATTATAATTTCTGTAAAAAGTTGAATTTTCATTAATAAACACATTGCCTCTGCCTTGCTGATTCTTTATATTAAGTTGATTCTTTAAGGTTAGGATATTAGTTTTTAATGTAGATCCTTGAAGATTTTCATACTCACTATGTATTAAGAAGTTATTATCTATACCAAAAAAACTATCTGCAACATTTATATTTAAATTATTTTGATTAAATCCAGTTTTATATGTACCCCAATCATTAGTAATCTCTGGGGCAGTAGGCACATCAAAAAAATCCACATAAAAGACTTTTTTTGCACTATTAAATGCAATATCGCTTGTACTGGATAGAGATAATTTTTGATTGTTATCATCATATATAACATAGTATGCAAATCCTCTGATTCTTACCTGCAGAGTAAGTTGTCCTGTGTCTTTATCAAAAGTGTACACAAACTTTCTTGTATAATCGTTAGAGGCGCTAAACGCACTCAACACCAGAAAATCTAAACTTAATGAGCTGGGGTTAAACGACAAGTAGTAAAGATGGTTTCTAGTTGTAAGGTGAGATATAGTAGCAGAGTATGGGCTAACCATATCTATTTCAAAAATACAATTGTTTACAATACCGGATAGCGTCACAACCATGGATTGTGTGTAGGATAGTTGTGACAACCCTGTAGGTGTAACTGTGGGTATGTTTGTAAGATTTAAATACCTGTTTACACCGTTAACAGGGTTGTATATGGTACCAAATAACACATTATTGAGTTTCTCTGGCGTCTTAAAATCTGTAATTGAAGCTAAATTCAAAGGCTTTGTCAAATGTAGAAAGCTATAATTGTTGTTATTAAAGTCATGTGTTTCTAAGAAAATAGGAGAAAAAAAAGTAGATAGATTACCATCGATGCCTATACTCTTATTAGTGAAATCTATTTGATTATCATATATATAGGATGCACTCAATCCTTTATAATTACTTGGTGTTACAAAACTGGTGAGCATATATTATTTATCCAGTTATTAGGTATACCGAATATCAATGCCTTCAGCAGCAAAGTATGGTGGACCATCTCCACTGATAGTTACTCCTGATGTAATATCATTTAACGGTATTAGATCTTCAGATGGAACTAATTGAATATAATTTGGCACCAGGTCAATGCCCTCACCTTCAATATAATTGTATCCTATTTCTGGAGCTATTACTGGGTTCTCTTGCACAGGTTGATCGAATTGCTTTGGAACTAGCGCATCTACGCGTGGTTTGTTTCGCGTGGGTGGTACTGGTTCCACTAAATTAGGCAGTGTAGATAATGCTGGTACAACAAATTCAAGATCATTAATATTGAGTGCGTTTTTAAAGATCTGCCTATCATTCTTCTTCTCTAATGTAAGAATTATATCAAACCCAGCAGTCTGTTGCGCATTAAGCAACACAACATCCTCATATATATCTAAAATACCACACCGGAATGTGCTCAATGTTAGGGTATATGTATTAATACAGCAATCATTTCGTATGACACTTATTGTTGGTGTGTATGTTGTAACCAGTGTGTTTGTTGGGTAATAGGTCCTGCTAACAACTGTATTAATTGGAGAATACACTACCCCATTAATTGTTGAAAGATCAACTTCATACATGTCACTACCATCACCAAAATTGTATATTACTTTAATAACACGGGAATCAGTTTCATCGATGCCGCTTAATCTGAAATTAACTGTAGTATTGCAAAATAATTTAAATGTACCAACCTGGTAAGTTTTATAGCAGTAGTCCTGGAAGCATACATCATACATTGGGCCACCAGATGTGACGCTGTCAAAAGTAACACCACCGGATGCAGATAATGGACCACCATAGGCAGTTAATGGATAAAAAATATTTACACCACTTATTGGATCTTTAAAAATATAATGATCTAGATAATTACAGTATCCCAGAGCAGATATTGACGCCGACGTTATGTATATGTTAGCTTCGGTATTCATGGGCTAAGTAAGCAGCTTAAATTAAGCATATATGTGTTGTTTTCCAGGTCAATAACATATCCACTCTGATCTATAATAGATATGGCGCAGTCAGGAATTGTCAAATGAGCTGGTGGTGCGTTAAATAAGCAGTCTGTGTTATAAACGCATAGATACGATTTGGTATACTTCTGAGTATATGGGGCAACTACAGAAATGAAGCTACCGTATGCATTAACGGATTGTCCAAAAAACATATATTTTTCCCTAAAACTAGAAGCTGGTGCAATAGTAGTTGCTTGAGTAAAAATACCGTCATCAGATTTTCGAAATACATATACCCGCCCCACATTAACTGCTTCATATGTATCATCAGGAGCCAGGTAAGCCTCTCCAGGTGCACCCACCACGCATACATTGTTATTGAGGCAAATATCTGTACCAAAATTTCCTGCCACACTATTAATAGCATAAAACTCACCCAATCCCATGATTTTATTCCAATTATTTGTGGTTGTAGAGAGATAATAATGATACACTTCGCCTTGACCTACATTGGAAAATGATGGTTTTTGAGCAACTGAAGCACCTATCATTAAATCTCTGCCATAAAGACTTGTGGTGTACCCAAATCGACTTACACCAGATACTGGCGAGACAATAGTTTGTAAATACCCCCAAGTGCTTGTTGGATCACGCTGAAACGCATGCACATATTGATTTGAATTTCCAACTATTAAATTGTCACCGTAGAGTTGAGTACTTATGCCTAAACCTGTGCCAGATAGCACAAAGGATGGGAGTATGGTTTGATATAGCCCCCAGGTGCCAATAATTGTTGGATTATCACTAGTCTCAATGTAGGTATAGATAAAAATACCACCAACTGTACCAAGATCTTCATCAGCTTGTGTGCATATTACCAATGTATTTCCATCAATATCTGCAGACACAGGTGTTGAGTTATCTGGAGTAGGTATGGTATTGACTCTAACAAGCTTTTGCCCCAGGTATTCTAGTAACACAGCATTACTTGTGCCATTGAGCCTACCAACAATTGTTGTGTCATCTTGTCCCAGCAGAGTAATACCAGCGCCTGTATATATGGTATTCTGAAGTCTGTAGCTATTTAAATCTGTTGTAAAGTTTTCCAGCTTTCGACCCACAGGTACTGCAATAAATTCTTGACCCATGCCAAGCTTGCTTGAAGGACTGTGATTGTCTAGCTCTATTATCTGATCACAAGATGATATGAGATCTAATGGCCGCTCGACTCCCGGGAATCCTGCAATATTAAAATTTCTTATCAAGAATTTTGTTGTGTTATCGTCAGTCGTGTTTGTTAATGCCACCTTGAACGTCTTTCTTTTCATACTTGGTCTAGTAATTCTTAAGACATCAATAAAATCTTTTTCTCTAGGATTCTGTTTAAGCTGGACTCTCACATCTTCAAATTGCTTGCTGACAATTACACGAACAGATCTGTAATTGTCATCATCCACGGCACTTACTTGTTGATCAATGGTAAAAGTCTCAAGACCAGGCACATCAACAATATTTTTAGAATCTGCTAAATTATAGAGAAGATTAAAATTGTTTTGAATGCCATCGCGTACAATGATGCTAGGTTGTGGTTTGAGGGCAGATAGGGCTATACCATCAACCATGTCTGTGGCAAGTGCAAATCTACCTGAAGAATCAAAACCAATACCCAGAATTGCGCCTTGTATTCCGCTATAACCGTTTAACCTGCAAGAATCAGATGATCTGCTTGAAGATGTGTATCCAAGACTTTGTCCCGGTCCCCCGTCCCGAGGCATATCTATGATGCTATCAAAAAAAACCACAGCGAATCCACCAGTTGGTGACTGTTGTGGGTTGTATCTTGCATATTCGAAGGAAATAATAGTATCAGAAAAACTATCCAGAGGCTGATTATTATAAATCGCTATATTTTTATCAGTTTCTGGGGTATTCATATATTATTTAATCATTAATAAAGATACGCGGAAATAACTCTATTTGTAGTTATTGGTATGCGTACTTCTCCGTTAGATATTCTTATACTACCACTGGAGGCATATGGCGCACCTGTGGTGTCTAAGCTCAAGCTAGCATCTCCAAGCAGAAGAGTCTGAGTTTCAATTAGTTCTGCAGTAATTGACGGTGTAAATGTAATACCTGCACCTGCAGCATATGGGTATATGACGCTATCACCAAAGTAAGCACTGACCTGGCATGTATTGGTAAGAGTGGCCTGTACAGAGGCAAGTGTACCTGCTGCAAATACCCCTGTGCAAACAGGGCCACTGGCTGGTCCGCAGTTGATCTTAACTGGCACACTAGATATTACCCCGCAATTAGTACCAAATCTTTGTATTTGTAATGTGTAGAAGTAGCCGGCGCTGAATATTGCCACCATGGTAACATCTGTGTTCATTGTAATAGGTATGGCACTAATGCCAAACCCTAATACTGTATTTCTGCTCGATAATCCCATTATACTATTACCGGCAAATGCAGAGGCATACAATGTTAAAACTGTGCCACTTAGTATGTTGTACTGAGTGGCAAAATTAGGATTACCAGCTTGAGCATATATGCCCAGGTTATCGTTCTTCACATAACCAATGCCACCACCGCTAAAGATAATGGACAAGGTGTAAAATCCAATATCAAATATTGCAGATAAAGAAACATCAGAGGCTATAACAAATGATGTAGCATCTTCGTTGGTAGTTGCATATGATGGGGCATTTGTCCATCTTTTGAATTGATAACCTCTTGCAGGTATGGCACTCAGCGTCACTGACGTGCCGATTCCATTGATTTGTCCTGTGCCTGTGAATGGATACGTACAGGTGCCAGTTTGTCCTCCAATTGTTCTTCCCGAACAATTGATATTATATGTATTATCAAAGTTAGTTCTTGAAATAACACGACCATAATCTATTAGATCGCTTGCTGTTGTAACTGTATTCACAGTTACATTGTAATCATAATACCGTACATAAAACGCAGACACACTATTCGGCTCTGTTACAGAAAACGAGCAAATATATCTATCGGATATACCTGCACAGGGACCGCCATCCCAACCTATGAACCACCATCCTGATATTGCAGGTTGGCATGATAAGGATACATTAGTATTGCGTCTATAAGAATGAGAGAAAGCAGTAGGTGTGCTTATGATACCATCAGTTGATGTTACTCTGCCCACGTTAATAAGGTAATCTGGAGTTACATAATATCCCAGTGAATATGCTCCAATAGTATAAAACGGAATAGCATTAAACACAGCTGTTATGATTTGATTAGTTGTAATGTTAAATGAACAATCAGCAAATATCGACCCATCACATGGTCCACCAACCCAACCGCCAAATTCGCTAACAGTATCAGCAGAGGCTATAATGGAGACAGTGCTACTATAAGGAAATTGGTTGAAGCAAATATTTCCACAATCTATACAATATGGATCTGTTATTACTACACCACTACCAGATCCTGTTTTAGTAATATATACATCTCTATATATACTTTGAGGATTGCTACAAAAGGGCACACTTTCAACAGCTGACACAGGTGAATTAAATACAAATTTAAGAACACTTGGATCAGGGTAAGTTGGACGTATGATATCACAATTAATAGGAGCAGTAAAATTTTTGTAATCTGCATATGGATAAAGATATATTGCCGCTGAAAGAGTATAATCCAATGATGTGAATGGTGGGTCTACAATCCCTGCAAAGGTATCACCTGACACAGCTGTAACTGTTAGCATATATGAATATGTTTGAATAGTTGCGTTGAAAGTCTCTAAAGTTAAGTTTGGCAAGGTAGATATTACCCATTTATTATAATCGCCATAAAGACTAGGAATAAGTCCATAGTTGGGTTGACCTGGAAGCGAATCAAGCTGCTGTCCACTGATTGTATTAATGGACAGAATAGTTGCTAACGCAGTTAATGCAGGGTAATATGAAATAACAGATAGGCTAGTCACAGTGGCGTATGTGGTAGAAAACGCAATAGCTTCACTTATTGTCTCTCCATAGGTATCTAGTACCACAGCATCCAAGGCATTGCTGTTGAAGATTAAATTCTTGCCAATATTCTTGATAAGGAACCCTGAGCAACCTACAAACACAGTCACTTCATTATAAGATTCCCAATCAAATTGTACTATGTAAGTTCCAATATTATTAATCTGCACTGGTTTAATGCCATCAGCAAACAAATATGTTAATTCTTTGGGTTCACCTTTAAACCCAACATCAAGATAGCCAGATTTTAAGGATTGACCACCCATTGTGCCGCCAACTGCCCCGACATACTTAACAAGATAAGGCATTGATGGGTTATAGTAATTGTTATCATATACAAAATAATATGGTCTGAACATTCGGGGGTTAAATGTCTCGAGAAATCGATCCCAATCACCATCTTTAAGCTGCTCATTAACAAACAAAGGCATACCATTGAGGTTTTTAGCTAAGTACGTAAAGTTAAATAAGCTTTTCTTTTCTGACTTAGTAAAACTTACACCATCTACTTCCACTATATTAATCTGCGGTGGTTCAGCAAACCCTGCACTCAATGAGTATGAGTTAATTGAAAAATTTGAAGTAATTGTCGAGGGGTATATTTTCTCCACATTAATATTTGTGAGTGGTGTTTTGTATATGGAAGGGTATAATACTTTATAGTTTGAACCTGACAGATAAGGTAATAAATTTAAGAATGCTACATATAATGTATTCTCTCTTTCTGAGTACCATTCACCTGCAAACCGCTCGAGCTTACTATTTGTAAAGTACTTTGGTATGTAGAACCCAGTTGTGTTGTTGGTAATAATCTTACTTGTATCAAAATTATAAGACAATGAGTCTATTATAACATAATTAGCGGTTTCTAGAACAAATGTATCATAATACATGTTAAAATAAAGCACTGCACTAGACATCTCTTCTCTAACTTGCTCTGGATACTTAATGAATATTGCACTCAATGCAGCACTAGCAGGCGCAACTAGGGAGTCTATACCACGAAAATAAAATATTCCCGGTATCGTATATTTTCTATCGTAAGTACTTTTCAACGATATGGATTGACTTGATAGTATTACTGTATTACTGCCAGGCATTATGCTTGTATCATCATAGTCTATGGCTGAAAGAGCTCGCAATGGAAATATGTTCTTAAGAACACCATACTCATTGCCAAATATGTCACTACCCCAATATGTGGGGGTGAGAGAACCAGTTAATAAAGAGTTTTGTCTTTCTTGTAGAGGCAGACTATCAAACTGATCCAAACCAGTCCAAATATCTGGATTAGCCCATGTTCCTTGTCTATCACCAGTCCAAAACTGAATATTGTCCACAGCCTTGGACATACCAGAGATATCTTTCTGCAAATCCTGTGCCTGGCTTTGGTACCCATAGTATAGTTGATTATAACTGTTGGATAAAACATCACCAAATGCAAATTGATTTGATCTATTGATTTTATTCCACTCCACATTTATAGTGTATGCTAACGGTACATGTGTTGTATCGGTATTACTGTTGTATGATACGTTGCCTACTACTGCTGGGTCAGGAAAAGCATAAATTGTGTTGGGTGTTATTCTGGTAGTATCAATATCAAAAGTTTTTTCTGGAGTGTTATGTATGAGTAAGCCTGTATATTGGGGTAAGAAAAATCTTCCTAACTGATATTGAGTATATAGTGAATTTAAATTAGGTACAGAGGCTGTGGTAGGATACTGCTTATTAAGAAAATTTAATGTAGGTGAGCTTGTTGTGGATCTTGTTGTGAACAGTATACCACTTACTATATCTGTAGTAGTATTACCAGTGCTGAGATAGTAAAAATCTGTGCCTACATACTTTGGTGCTAGCATTTTCAACACGTTCAATTTTAATTCTTCTGTGCCACCACTTAAGTAGGAAATAAAATCTCTATTTTTTAAATAGTACAATTCATCGCCTGATAGAATGGGGTTAATTGTAAAATTATTTGTGCCAAGCGTTCTTAGGAAGAAAGGATATTGTTTGATAGCATCTATAATTGCATTTTTAAAGCTTATATACAGATTGGGGTAAATAGAATTTATATTAGCTGTACTTAATGACTGTCTACTTGAACTATATTGCTCAAAAATTCCAGTTGCGCTTAACGGGCTAATGTTATAATATGTGTCTGTTGTATCATATAACTCTTCGACATACACACTAAGACCTCTTGCGATGGCTGATACAGGAGGAAAGCTGCAGGTGTATTGAGTATAATCGATTTGATTAGTTCTTGCGGCATCAAAAATTAGCTTTTTGATAAGATTCTCAACACCTAGATTGCTGCCACGTAAATTGTGTTGAATAGGCGCTGTTTTTATCTCTTCTCTTGTATTTGCATAAAATAAACAAATACTCTTTATTTTTTGAATAAAGAAAGGTAAGATTACATCAAGATCGAGTGGATCAGAGAAATTAGCATTATTAATAAAGCGTTTTTCTTCTTCTGTGCTAAAGTTTATAACAATTTCTCGTAAGATCTGTATATAGGAATCTCGAATAATATTTTGTGCTTCAGTATTATTCTTACCCTTATATGCACTCCATTCTAAAATATAATTTTTATAGCTTTGAAAAGTTACATTGATATCGAAGTTAATTAGGTTTTGTTGATTAAACCATTCCAAGAATGTAACTGGTGCGTAATAATCTAGAGGTTCTTGGGATTCATCTAGAATGCTATATTTAAATGCATTTGTACTCATTTATTATGCTCCATAAGTTAAATCCTGTGTTCTATACTTTAAAAGTTCCTGCATGTACGTTAATGCTGTTGCCGGTATATAGGCAGAAGCCCCATAGGTTAAGCTTTGCGAGTTATAACTTAAGAGTTGAAGCAGGTATTGTAGTACATCTGCAGGTGAAGGGGTGGGTGTTGGTGGAATCGGGATATTGATCTTTATTGGTGCCTTGAAAAGTTCTAACCCCTCATATAAGGCACGACCAAGTATTGCCTCCATGGTTCCGCCAAATTTCTTCCAATCCTGGTAATTGTTCTGTGTTGGCAAAATAGTAGTGAGCGGATTATTGAAATCAATCACATTGTCAACCACATTGCTGGCAGCATGGGGGTTGTATTGATAAAACATATAGTACGGTGTAATATCTATGCCCGATTGTGCCCTATTTCCAGTAACTAATCCCCATCCCCAGTAATAATTTACACCACTCAATGGGTATTGCTGGCCCACCACAACAGGTACTCCGTTTGTCTCTGGTATTATAGTATTGCTTATGAGTTTGTATTTTTCACTAAATTTCTCAAAAGCCACAACAGGCTGGCCCACAATGAATGTGCCTGTATCAATTGATATCTCTCCGCCAAGATTACTCCCTAGATCATAGCGAAAAGTACTTAGCCCGAAATTCTGATTGTATTGATTTGTGCTGCCAAATAATTTCGAGTGATTTATACTGAGCAGATCTACACTTCGTCTTAATTTGGAGGGGTAACCTGAGGTGAAATCATAATACTGCAGCCCATACTGTTGAGCTAAGCTCTTTAAAGATTCTGTTGTGCATGTCTCTGGGTCAGATGTGTTTGCATTAAAATTAGCTATCCTCTCGTAAATAGTCTTGCCTAGAACCTCTGGTGGACTATTGTAATCACCAACTATTTGTCCAATAAAATCGTCCAACAATATATTCTTATCAAACAGAGATTCCTGCAGAATATAGCTCTTATAGCTTGCAGCTTGATCAAAATTTTCATTTATTTTATTAATAATAGGAGTATCTTGTATTATATTGAAAAGATTGCTCTTGCCCCGTATGATTCTTGGAAGTGGATTTATTGCAGAAACGTATTTGTTGATCCAACGAATACCTGTCCAATCCCCAAATACACTATAAAAGGCCTGCATTCCATCAGGGGCAGTTCGCTGAATGTCTGGTAAATTTAAATTATATAATGATGAAAGTGAAGGTTGGGCAGTAGTATTTTGAGGAAAAAAGTAAATCTTTCCCTCATAGTTATGGAGAATCCAGACATACCCTTCATTATCAGCAGCCACGCCGTCTATACCTTGGTAATATCGGGAGTCAAAATTAGAGCTACCAATGAAATATTCTTGCACATCATTAGTTACAGGATTGATACGGGAGAGTTTAGAGAATGCATGATGTACCCAGATATTTTGATACAAGTCTATGGTAATATTGCCAATGCTATTGAATTGTAGTGGGTAACCTGGTACTAGATTTAAATCAGAATCCCACTTGTATATACTATCATAATTTGCAAAAGCATAAGGGTCGTTTTCATTTAAATTCTTAGCAAAAGCAATTAAATAGTTGTTCTTATCTACAATAATCTCTTGTATTGAAAGAGGAGCTTCAAGATCAATAGCACTGAGTTGTTTTCCTGAACTACTATATTTGATTAAAAAGCTTTTAACTGGATGACTATAACCTACCCACACATTATCAGCTGTATCAGTATCAATGCATGAAGGAAGAATTAAATTTTCACCCGCAAATCCACTCAATGTATCTTTAGATGAAATATACACCGTAGGGTCTATTAATACAGTATTATCATAGGATGGAACTGCAATTGCGTCAACTACATCTGTGCTAGTATTAATGCGAATTGTTGAAATGGCATCATATAAAGTTATCCAAGCGTTGCCTTTACTATCAATAGCAATATTTGATGGACTCGCACTGTTGAGATCCCCTAAATACGATCTTGATTCTGGGGCTGTAAAATTATCTATAAACGTTGGAATAGCTGAGAGCTTAAATGTGTTTAATATTGTTCCAGACAGCGTATATACATATATTATGTCTTCGTCTGAATCTGCTACCCACACTTTATCAATATTACCCCTGCTATACGTTTTGAGTGGAGATATACTAACTGGCATGGTTGAGCTGGATGTTGTGAAGTAGGTCTGATAATTGCCTGTCAAATCAAAGTGTAGATCTTCATAGTGTGCATGCGTAAAGATAGGCTCCTTGCTGAAACGTTTTATATTTTTGAAGCCAGGTTGTCCCGCAAACCCGTAAGCAGCTGCTACATTTATAACAGGGCTATCTTGTATCAACACTGCTGCACTTATTGCCACAGTTGATGCCGGTGATGGTGTATTTAAAACACCACAAAAATAAGCACCACTACGCTGGTATTGAGGAACATTATTGTTTTGTCTAAACACAACATCATCGAGTCTATATGTACTGAGGGGTGTGAAAGTTGCTGTTGGGTCTTGCTCAACAATTCTATATAATCCCAAGCTAACAGTATTAACATCTGTTGGATCGCTTCCATCGAACTTGAACCCAGTTATTGGTGGGTAACATTTTGTTGTAAATTGATCTATATCTTTAAATGTAACCACAAAAGGTATATCAGTATTACACCATTTAACTGGATATATACTAAACGAATGTAATAATTGGCTTGAGAGCGGACCTATATTCTGTAATGTGCCTTCAGTAGATATGCCATTGCTTGTAATAGCGAGGCTCTCTGCGGGGTTAAAAATAGATTTTAAATAACTTACCTGTGTAGGATAGTTTATATACCCATATGGATGATTAATATTATTAAATTGCCGATCATTAATTGTAGAATCTAGCTCTAAAAATCCTCTTGTATTAAAGTTTGCATATAAAAATACTAATGTTTCATCATTTGATGATGGTCGTTGATCAACGTACGACACATTATAGTCTATAGATGTACCGGTTGTGCCTGCAAATGAAGTTCCTGGTTTTTTATAATTATAAAATTGTAGTGCGTTATAATCATCCGACCATTCAGCAAATACACTAGTACTAGTTGTTCGTGTACTATCAATAAGTCTTGAGCTACTGATACCTTCAGGGGTAGTATACGTCTCTATAAACCCAAAATAACTCTTTAAATGGCTCCATTTATTTGTATAATAAGATGAAACAGACATAAAGTCACTATGACTTCCACTTGCATACAACATAACTGTATAATCGTTACTTTTTAATAGATCATCATTTTGCCAGGAATTATAGCGCCATATCTCAAGTGATTCGCTTCTCTTGCCAGCAGGCAGCGTATATACACCAAGAGTACCTGCTGGTTGCAGGTTATTAAATATAACCAAATCAGGCAGTGCATTTTGAACAGTAACTGATGCAGCTTGCAAATCTGGTGTTATGCTAGCGGTTTGTGCATTTCCTAGATTATCATAAACAACCGCAGTTATTAAATATGTACCTGGGTACTTGTAGAAGTGAGTTGCACTAGGACCAGTATACGTGGTACCATCCCCAAAATTCCACAGAATATTAAACCGATTATAGGTATCATCAAATAAAATAGGTTTAATGTAAAAGGGGGTGCTCGGTAGTGTGTAACTTGTATACGTTAATGGAACTGCATCGGAGTCAGCTGTAGTGATTTGTATTCTCACGGCCGTCAACGGCAACATATTAGTACTCCCTTACACTTGCAGCTTGTAGATCTGGTGTAACAATCTTGATTTGATTTAAAAGATTATCTACATTATACAGGTACGGCACCTTAAAGTAGGGCAAAGGCAGACTCTGTGTGATAACTTGAATATCTTCACCTGGGTTGCTATACACAGGGTTAAACACCAAAAAGCTCAACCCATTTCTAACAACCTCTACACCATTCACTGTTCTGGTACAATACATAGACACTGTGCCATCAATATCTAAGATAGTTGTTGTTAGTTGGTCCAGACTCACCAATTGACCTAGAGTGGCATTCTGTGGATCAAAATAATCTTTAATTATTTTAAAGATTTGACGCCGAAGCTCATTTTCACTGAATCGTGAATTCGGATTTCTTGTAACAATCAGCTTAGTATCTGCTATGATATCAGGTGTAAGCTGTTTATCGTTAATTTCTGTACCTGTAGCGACACCCAACCCGAATGCTGTGTAAACAGGGTCCATCATAACGACCTCCGAGGTGGCCATCTTCACATTCTGAAGTCCTCTAATAATGTAATCCTTCAAGCCGGTGGACAGAAAGTTATTATTGATTTGAACGCTGTTAGTTTTTTGTAGCTTGGGTACAATGTAAACGTATATATTATTAAAATCGCAACTATCAGAAAAATTAACCTGGTTTAATAGCACCCTACTATCATTATTGGGCGATTTTAACCCAATATTATAATAATATCGCATATGATCAGCAACATAATCCCAGTTATTCACAACAGCAACATCATTAATAAAATTATCATATTTGTTTTTAATAAAAAGCTTGAAATCAGATGTTGTAATGAGCCTGTACTGTGTTTTAAATGTATTTGCAGCGTTGTTTCTCATACTCTCTGCTGTTTCAAGTTGTGCAAAGTCTGTTGAAGCGTTTGTATTTGAAAACGTGAGTGAGGCTGCTTGCGGAGAAGTTAAATACGATTGATTAATATTTTTTACATTATTAAAAATATTAGTAAATTGTGTTGTGTTGTAGATAAACAAAGTGTTACCATCCAGGACGCCTGAACCAACTTGACCTGGTGCCCCATCACTTTTGAGATAATATACAGCAACCAAGTAATTGGGCAGCAATTGCTGACCGCTCACATTGTTACCAAACTTAATAACATACCGTTGATTTTCATTCAATCTACATTCAAAGCTCTTACTCGTAGGCCCCTCCAGGTACAGGCTATCCACTCGGTTCCATTGTGTCCATACACCTGATTCATCAAGTACATACACATGAATATTTGTATGGTCAACCAATTCATTATTATTATCAGGGCCTGTAGCAGCAAGCGAGAACTGTTCAAAGGGTGATCCAGTGGCAATATATATTGGATATTCCTGGAATAATCCTTGATAGAGCAAAGCTGTCTGTCCAAGTTGTGTCAATGGCTCTGTTCCAGTTTCTGTCTTAATAAAGGATGTATCCTCTGTGAAGGAATAATTGAGACCGTTAACTGTGAAGTATGAATACCTAGGAATTGTATATATGCCAGTTGGTAGCGTAGAGGGTGCAATAGCGTTGAAATTGAGAATACTTGTTTGGAACCCAATTGGATTGTAATTCAATGCCTTAACGATTTTATTCATGTTCTCATATAACTGTGCTTGATTATACATGCTTTCACTTGCTGTCTTGTTAAGATAAAATAACAAAACATGGTAACTATATGCAATAATGTCGAGAACGCTATTGAAATTGCTTCCTTCAAAAATTTGATCTGTAAATACTCCACCCTGTGTGAGGCGTTGCTGCATGAGTGATTTTAGAGAGGTAGCATCAAACGCCGCATAGGCATTAAACGGCAAGTCAAATTGATTGCTGGTTATGGTTTTCATTAATTAAAATAATATCCGGAGTCACCTAAAACACCTTTTAGGCTAACCCCTGTAATATTTAACGTCGGCACATCGATTAGCATAAAGATGTTGTATTGATTATTATCTTCATCAACTTCAACGTTGAGCTTTCTCATGGTTACACGAGGCTCATACTTGCTCACACCCTTGAGTATGGTCTCGCCTATAATTCTACCTTGCTGTCGAGTGGCTTGGACGAATAGATATTGAGTAAGATTCAAACCATAAACTGGGTTAAGAATTTTTTGTCCTGGCATAGTTGTAAATAGGTTAAATAGACTGTTTTTTATTGCATTGATATTTTCTGAAATTTGAATGTCTTTTACTTCTCTTCGCTTGAGAAGCTGAGTATTTCGTGTATAGTCTATTTTCACGTCCAGTAACAAGTCTTTATAGAGAGAGCCAGAAACTGTTGAAGTTACAGAGTTGACTACTATTGCTGCCATAGCATTATTTATATAAGGATAATTGTTCTATAAGAACATAAATACTATATATGAATAAGTTTGTCAAGATGTATGAGTCCGCAATTCAACGGTACACACGTGGTGGATTTTTAACGGGAGATTTGGTAAAATTTATAGATAATGCATTTAAAGACGATTTCTTCAAGAAACAAGCACCAAATTACGTTCAGAAGGCTAGAGCTTTCCATGAAGGCGGATTAAACCTAAGAGTTAGTGCTGTGAAAGCTGTAAGACCCACGATCCACGCAGGCGACGTACAGAATGAAGCAGATGAATTTCTAATTGATGTTGTGCAAGAGCTAGCACCCGGCTGTTATAAAGAATTCCTGACAATCCCAGCTCATCTACTCACACCTATTGATGTTTATCCAAATTTATTACCTGTACCAGACAGCTTGAAGAGACATAATCACACCATAGTCAAACCTCAAGAGGTTGATATTAAGGATGAAGAAGAGTTGATGTTATCTCCGCAACGTCAAACCCTCACTAGTGATGTGGGTGACAAGAAGGATTCTGAAGGTGACAGAAAATTAAATAATTTTAATACAAAAATTCCTAGCGTCCCAGTTAAAGATGCTCCAAATCCAAGTGTTGCGTCAGGCACACACAGATATCTACCCAAGAAACGCTACACCTAAGACACATTAATATCTGACAAAGCTAACACCAGACAATAGAAGTTAATTTCTTGATCAACTACAAACGCTGATCTATACATATATTCACCAATAGTAATCAGCCATAGCTTTTTTTGTTGCTCTCCTAGAGAGTAATTTCCATTGCAAGTAGAGTCAAAAAGTGATTTCATTAGTAGGGAATAATCACCTTGAAATGCTGCCTCATTTTCAATGATTAACTTTCGTACAGCTTGAGCTTTCTTGCTAGTAATTAAAGTAATTATTTTATCAGTAAATTCATCTTGAATGTTTAATTCAGGAATTGATAAAACGCCAGTACTACTATATTTTTGCATTTCATTAATACATTTGCGTATGTCAGGGAAATATTTTCGAATTAATCCCACCAACTTCTTCTTATTGCTTTCATCAACAACAATATTCTCCATCTTAAGAATAGTGTAACATCTCTTGAGCACAGCTGGCAAGCTTGGTTCTATATCTATAAATTGACACCGGCTTTGCAAAGGTCCAATGACTCTGTGTTTATAGTTGCAAGTTAAAATGAACCTGCAATGTGCAGCATATTCTTCCAGTACATTGCGCAGCGATCTCTGGGCTTCCATGGAAGCCATTCCATCCACTTCATCTAGCAACACAATCTTCTTTTTTCCGTTAAAACTCTTTGTTCTGCTGAAACCAGTTATGTCATTTCTTACTGCATCAATTCCAACTTCAGAACAATTTTGATAAATGTGCTCTGCATCTAGAGCTGCAATCAAGACTTTCGATGTGGTTGTCTTACCTATGCCTTGATGACCACAGAACATTAGATTAGGAATTTCCTCGTTCTGTATGAAAGAATTAACTATTTTTCTGGTGTTATCAGATAACACAATATCATCAACGTTCTTGGGTCGATATTTTTCCACCCAAAGTTTATCTACATCCATATTATTTACCGCTGCTGCCAAAACCCTTTTCACCACGATCAGCTATCTGTACTGCACCCCAATCAACAGACATTTGAATGTTAAAGTGTACTACCAACTGTGCAATCCTATCACCTCTATTAACCTGATATGCTTGATCACAATGATTGTACAGTAGCACTCCCAAGTCCCCTCTGTAGTTCTGATCAATGACACCAGGATGTGCCAGAACACCACTTTTGAAACTTAATCCTGATCTTGATTCCACACTTATCCAATACCCCGGTTCAATGTAAGCTAATTTTAAGCCTACTGGCACTACAACTCGGCCATTGGCTGGAATGACTGTGTTTTCCACAGCTGAGAGATCCCAACCTGAATCAGACGGGTAATTCTTCTGTGGTAACACAGCTCCTGGGTGTGTTTTTTCGAACTTCATGAAAGGATTATAGGTGGGTAGCTCCATAAACCTAATATAACGTATGGTATATCGAATTCAATGGATAAATATAATGTGGACGAAAAAGAATTCAGTGTCAATGATCTTATTAATGAACTGAACATTAATACCAAGGAAAATAAAGCTCTCCTAAAGAATGAAGAGTTTAATTTGCCCAAGGATAAATTGGAAGAATTTGTATTGAACAGTACAGGTAGATTGGTAACTCAGGGGCTTGAAATTGTGGAAGGGGTGAAAGAGTATGTTATGAATAATCCGGAAAGCAGAGAAGTACTGGCTCTATCTGATGCACTAAAAGCAGTAGCAAGTGCACTCTCTGTGGTCAAGGATATTCATGTGTCCCAGATAAAGCGTGACAGTGCCAAGGATCTTAAGACCATGGAGATTGAGGCAAGGAAAAATATTAAGCAAGAAGAGAACAGAGTAGGTCTTTTTATTACCCGAGACGAACTCTTTAAGAAGATAATGGAAGATGCTAAGGTGATAGAGGCAGAAGCTTCGATAATTACGAAACCCCCAGAACTTTCCGAGTCGTCACCGAGCTTGTAACTTCTTTTAGTTGATTAAATAAGAGGTCTTGATTCAAAGTATTGCCTTCAACATTAACAGAAATATTAGTATTGGGCACAAATTGTATGTTGTTAGTGGCGGCACGTGGGTTGTAGTTGCAGTACAGCTGTATAACGTTGTATAGTTCCTTAAATTCTGATTGTATTTTTTGATTTAACCCAGGTATGGCGTTTTTCATGCGAACAAAATGCTGGGTATCAGGTGTTAAATTGCTTCCTTGAGAAACATTGCCACTCTGCACTGTGCTCTGTATATTTTGAATATTTTTGCGAAATACCATATTTGTTTTCTTACTGAGTTCTGCATGTAGCAGTTGTGTCGATGGACTCATTTTATTGGTCAAACTTGCACCATACCGTAATGGTGTCATCATCTTGCTACCTGTGACATCACTTACAAGCTGCAAGGAGTCATCCAAATAGTTCTCTAGTCGCGCCAAACTACCTATGCTATCGCTAAATTGTTTATAGAAAGTCCCTTCATTAATTTTTACTCTTACTTGGTTTTTTACTTCATTAAGAGCAGTATTAAATTTAGAAATCCAATCTGCAGCAAATTGTGGTTGCATGGTCTTCATTTGATTATCTAGTTTAATAAAGAAATCTCTCTGTGATGTAATAACATCATTCTGTACCTTTGTCAGACTGTAATCAATGGAAGTCTGCAGTTCAGTGGAGTAGCTATTAATAGTAGATAAAAAATTTGATGCTTTGTTATAGAACTCTTTCTTATAGAAGAGATTAATTTGTGTTAACTGAGGGTCTATAGTTTTAGAGTTCATATGGATGCATCACTGTTGTTACCTTTATTGAAATTGTAAGTTTTAACAGCAACTATATTGTTAAAATATGTGCCAGTGCCAAACACATGCTCAATTGCAGTTACCATGTACATACCTAAAGATTTATTATCAAATTCGTTATTAGTCTGGCTATCAGAACGTGAAATAGTAATGAATTTGCCAGGGTTTCTCACCACATTGCCGCGACATCTAAATGATATAGAAGTATTGAGAAAAATACTTGAGAGTAAGAATCTGTTTCGACCTGAGTTTAACCGTGATATCTGGTCTGGGTTGGGATTGTATTTGTTCAGAATATTTTTTTGCTGGAGTCTTGTTTGATTTAGAGGCAGGTTGGATGTAGGGTTGAGACCTCTGCTACCCTTCAAGGTATTAACAAAGTTCTTCTTATATGTTTCCACACTTTTGTTGATATTATTCTCTGTTATATCAATGCTGAACACTTTCTTGTTTACATCGTAGTTATGCACCATATGAGAAACTAGGTTATTAGTCACATCAACTGATGCAGGGTTTGATATTTGAAAATTATCAACTAAGGAATAATCAGTTAAATCATACGAAAATAGGGATGAGGGATTTCGTTTAGGTTGATCATTGGCTGCGCCGCTGTCCGTTTGTTGTTTTCCGAGAATAAAGTTTTCTACTAGACCTGAGCCCCCTAAATCACCAAACGAATTATTTCCACGATAGTATGCATTAGTAAATAATTTTGTAATTGGAGTCAACGACCAAACCTCATTATGTTTCATTAGTATAGCGGGACAATTTTGATTGGCAGAATCGCTCACATGGTTATCAAGCAAATATTGTAAATCATCAATAGCCTTATAATGAGATGGACTGCTGTAGAAAATCTTTGTACCACCCTGGTCCCATTCTCCTATTTGTAATGTGAGGTTGTATTCTTTGTAGACTTCTTCTAAGAGCTTTTTTATTGCATCACCTGTATATATACTACGCTCTTCATTTCCTGTACCTTTGCTATATCTTCCTGTACTAAAATAAGAATTTTTTTCTTTTAAAAGTTGATAGGTGTAGTCATATAGAAAAAGCTTTTTTTGCTTCATGGTTTTATCTTCAAAAATAAGATCTTCCGAATCGTATACCGAAAAAAGATAATTTATGGATAAATCAGGATTTTTAGTTTTAGAATTATTAAGAACGCCCATATCATCACGATCAAAAAATGGTTCTATTTGAACCAGTAATAAATCTCTACCATCTCCACGAAAGGCATATGGTTTAAATGATTTGTTTATTTCACCATCTGTATTACTTCCAATGCTATCAAAGCTCTCTAGAGTGTCTAACTGATTATTAAAAACAATATAACCATTAGTGTAAAAAGAAGAAATTCTGTCTACCATCTTAAAATCGACAATAGCAGAATAATTTATTTTAGCAAAATTTCCACTAGTATTCAACAGTATGACGTTGAAGTGGTACTTATTATCTGATATCGTTACAATATCATCATCAAAAGAGTTAAAACCAAGATTTTGTAGTACAGGGTGCATTATTGTTTTAATTGAACATTGATGTTGTTAATAATTGCCGGGACGAAACTAGGCTTTATGATATTGAGACGGGTACCTGCAGGTGGGTACATTATGGGGTTATAGATGTTATTTGCCAATACAATTAACCACCACAGATTCATTGTCTTGTATTCATCGTAACTAATAACAGTCCATGGCATGATCCTATTCAAGGTAATGGTGTAGTAAGTATCTGACTGCAACGGTGTGGGTATATATATACTATTGAGAAGATTATAATAAAGAAATGTCTTTGTTTGTGTGTCCTCTGTGGGATACATTCTAAAAATATTCTCATAGCTATTCTGTGATAGTTGCGCCAAAGATGCTATGTCTTCCCTAAAACTACCCAATGCAGATAACCCAATCATTGTGCTGCTCCCTGTCTAAATACACCACCAACACCAGTAAATTCTTTAGGCACCCCAATTATATCTTGTGTTTCTTGCAAAGTTCTAGTTGATGAAGTTGAAATAATGTTATATTTGTCGTATAGCATAGAATACAGGAAATTCTGCGATTCTCTCACCAAGGCTCTCAGAGTTATCGTCACATCATAAGCATCTGGTATGATGGATTCAATCTTTATTGTGCTGGTGCCATATGGAACATCAATCAACATCTTCCTTACAGACCCAACAAACGCAACTTTCATAGTCTCGATGTAAGCGTAGGGATAATAACGAGAACCCGGAATACTAACCTCATAAATTACAGGTGGATCAATTAAATCTCTGCTTCGTCGATTGGGTCTATTTTGATAGGCTAGTAAATACAGCAATTGCCAATTGCGTAATACGTCTGTGTAAGTTGCCCATCCAGTGTTAACAAGAGGGAATTTAAATACTAAAGCTTCACCATCTTCACTAAAATTATAAAATTTTGGTTTTTCTATATATACCCCAGGTGCATTTAAGTTTGCATTAGCAGCTACAGTCATTGCAGCAGCTCCCAGACCTTCAGATAAGCCATAGAATGATCCAGCTGGGCCACCTATTTCTGCAGGATTGAGATTTGGTGTGTTACTAAATTTGTTACTAATGTCATTCAAGTTGTTAACAAAGTATGGAAATCTATAATAAAATTGTGTATCCTCCGTTAAATATAGCCCCTCATATGGTAGCAAGTATTTGCTATTTAAACTCTCAACATTTAGGTTTGCTCCAGCAGTTTGCGCAATATCCAAAGCACCCCCCGCCAGTCGACTTAGATTATTAAGAACTCCTGCGCCACCTATACTTGCACCAACAGCCCCTCCTGCAGCCTGAGTGCCTGCCTGAATAATACTAGAATATGCAGCTAGCTGTGGCGATAGACTAGCGCCCTTGCCCACTGCTTGTGATATTTGCCTACCACCAAGTTGATTTGTTATGGCAGCGCCTAATGCTGCATCTAGAGCTGTGCCAGCGAGGGTACCAAATTTTGCCTTAAAATTTGCAACAAAGGTGGTTGCATCTGCAGTAGATTCTTGCAACGCGTATGTATAGTAGGCAGCCTGTGCAACAAAGGAATTAGTAATCAATCTTTTTTCTTTTAAGAAAATCTCGGGAACGCCAACTTTACTTTCAGCAGGAGAGGTTGTCCATTGAAAATCATTGATAACATCATATAGAGAAAATCCTGTTGCAGTGTCGCCTATGCAATTTGCACCGCCTGTGGATGATCCACCTTGCACAGGAACCGCTTTTGGTGCGCCAAATCGCTTTTCTTGTTCTTTAAAAGAATATAGTGTATTAGATAAATTCATTAGATTGTGAATCCTGGTAATGAAGTGCGACTATTATTGATGTCTATGATACCTTTGCTAGTCTGTTTTCTGTACTCATCTCTAACACTCTCAATTAACCGTGAATTAATTGGTTGAGATTTTTGTTGCTCTCCATTTTGTGATACTGCTACATTGGTTGATGGCTGTATGCTAGGCAAATAGGCTAGAATCTGCCCAGCAATAGACTTTAACTCATCTATTGAGCCTTTTAATTCCTTAGAAGACGTTGTCGTTGTTTTGACCATATTTGTAATATTTTCATTGATTGATTTTAATGCACTTTCAGAAAGACTAGTTACAGGTGTAGCTGGCTCTTGTACTGGGGCATTCTGTTGAGGATACTGCTTGGCTATATTGGCAATTATTTCGTTTATATTCTCTTCCGCAGCCGGGTACTTTTCTGCTTCATTAACAGGCGACATTGGTTCTTCAGTAGGTTTAGCAATTGGTGTGGGCGGCGTATTGTTAACTGGTGATGGGTTTACAGTTTCAGGTATAGTCTGTAATGGTTCTATGCTATTGTTTTGCGAAACTGGAACTTCAACAGGTAGAATAGGTTCAGGCAGTGTAGCAAGTGGAGCAGCTTGTTGTACTTTCTTTTCATCCAGCTGTGTTACAAGATTCTTTTTCAGTGCCTGTAAAGTGTTTGCTTCATCTACATTTTCTGGCAACTTATCAAAGTCAAAAAATGGATACTCTTCACGTAACTGACGCTCTTGATCCACAGTAATGGATGTATTTTTATCACCTACACTCAGTATATCGTTTGTGTCTACAGGAGTTTTTATGGTACTAGGTACCTCTGCTTCATTATTTGGAGCAATTACAGGTATATTACTAGGATTAGTATTTTGCTTGCTGCTCAACTGTGACATCAAGTCCTTTTTAAACATTTCAAAGCGTTTTGCTTGCTCCCCATCTTGTGGTAATTTGTCAAAGTCAAAAAATGGGTATTCTTTGCGCAGTTGAAGTTCCTGCTGCACGGTAATGTTTTGCACTACAGGAGGCTTGATCTCTTGAGAATTATCCGTGTTTGTTGCATTAGACAGCTGTGTAACAGGCAACGTGCCCATGTTGGGAGAAGATGAGGGTTGAATTTGTTGTGTTTCTGGAGAAGGAGCAACAAGTGAGGAGGCTTCACTGCTCATGCTAATAGGTGGCTCTGTCTCTTCTACTTTGGGCAGAGTCACATCTTTTGTTGTAATTGCGGTTGCGGGCTTAGGACGATTTGCTGGTTTAATATCTGTAAAAGCGACCTTGCTAGCACGATTAGCAAGTGTCTTTTCTAACGCGTCCAAGTCTTCTTGACCCATATTATTGAGCTGCTCTCTGGGTACACTATATGTTTTTGCGTACAGATCTTTATAGGAGTTCTGTGCTTTATCTAAAGCATCGCTATTAACATCATAGTCCATAATATACTTATAACAAAATTATCTTACAGGCTTACAGAGTTATCTGTAGTAGTGAACTCCTTGTCTGTGTTAAAAATGTTAAGATAAATATCACACTCTGAAGGTGTCAACCCATTGATAGTATTACTGTCCAAATTTAATTTTGTAAGTAGTGCATATTTTTTCTTGTAAAGACCTTGTGCTTGAGGTATAAAAGTCGATTTTAAAAATCCAAACAATGTATTTCCGAGAAGATTAAACTTAACTGAGTAAAAATCTTTTAGCTGCTTGTCGTTATTAATGATATAAACAGACTCAAATGCTTGATCATATTTACGAAGGTGATTGTATATTTCCGTAATGGCTGTTTTATCAATAGTACTAAAAAATCTTTCTTTAGTATTCTGGTCAAACGCACCAGGGTAAAAATCTTTATTATTAATATGAATTTTAAAGATACTTTCATGCAGATAATTAACTGAATACAAATCTTTAACAGGTGTAAATGTAATTTCAATATCATCTAATTGTAAATTTTCAATAGTGGGAATTGTGAGTTCCGATAGATCTGTAAGTATATCAAAAAGATCAAATGTGAGAGCACATGTGCTTTCGTCTGTATTTTTGGCTCGATAAAATAATTGACCAGACACAGATGAAGCTCTTAAAAATAGTAATAAAAACCATTTATCATAGCGAGTTAGTCTAAAAAAAAGTTCTTTTTGCTCCAGATTTTCCTGAAGAATATCGTTAAATGTTTGATTCAAACTTTCATCATCTTCATTAAGTATGTATTTACTAATTATCTCTAATTGATACATCTTTAACTCAGCAATTTTAAGATATTGCTTTAAACTTGGTGCCCAGCAATTGAGGTGAAAGGAGCGCATTAGAAGAATCCTGCAAGATCCAATGTTCGTGAAGCAGCGTCCTGCAGAGGAGATACTTGCGGTGTGTAGTTACCGTTTGTAATGCCGCTTACTGTATTGATAATATCTGCTAACGGGAAATACATGCTATTTTCAACTGTGTAATTTGTATAAGAGAAATTAACATCATATATTGTTGCAGTATTAGGTTCATCGTAACTAAGATTTATGTTGTTAACAATGGTCGGTACACAATTGTAAAATCTAAACACTTTCCTTGGTATTTGACTTATGTTTTGGTAGCTCCTTGTGTAGCAAAGCAGTGTTATGTTGCTCTTCACATTGCGTATGTCTTTCTGTCCAGGCAGATCACCTGGGTAAGCCACCAACCCTAAATGATTGGCTAGCATAACCCAAGGACGAAATACATTATCCACAATACTAGTATTTGTTTCCAGAAAACCTAAGCGGAGCGGATTATTTGCGTACCCTGTTCTGTTTTCAGTCATGATACCAGGTATGAATCCCCGACTTTTACCACTGGAACCAATAGTAATATCATTAACAGCATAAGATTCAGATGGTATTTGAGCAGTTTGCGCAAATACACACCCAATTACCTTTTGAAAGGGAAAGCTAGTTAACAATGTTTTTGCTTGGTCTATATCATAACCTTTCTTGGAGCCGTCAACACGTTCCAATTGCTGCATAATATTTGTGTTGAGAAGGCGAGGGAAAGAGTCTATTACAGCAATCCATTGCGATTGAAGAGGTATTGACGTTAACCAGCTTTGTAGTTGTAATAAGAAGTAGTCCCGTGTACTAATCAATGGAACGCCTGGGATATTGAACCCAAGTACATTTGTTATTTGTGGTTGACTGAGGGGATTAGTTCCTCGTCCAATGCCAATGGCATTATTGGTTAACCCTTCCAGGGCATTAGTTAGCGGATTATTCATCAACAATTACTCCAATATATTTATCGGAGTAATGTTATTTTAGGACTGACGAGTGAAATAATGATAAGCTAATTTTACGTCAAAAGAAACAATATCACCTTTACCAGCTGAGAAATCATATTTAATACCGCCAACTTCTCTGATACTCACACCAATTAATTGATACTGGGCAACCTTCTCCATCTTAGTATCAAGTTGAACAAGGTCAATAACGCTTGATTGTGTTGGTGTAAAATAGTTTCCAGTACTGTTGGTATCATTGAAGGTATCACGTGTCCAATCTTCAAACTTTTGTCTGATGTTATTTTTTGCATCATTGTAGAATGTTAGAGAGTAGGCAGCACTATCGGGATATGAAGCAACACCAGGTAAATTGAAATTTAATCCCATGTAACTTGTTGTTACATTGTTGATTGATCTGGCAGGTAGTGAAGCAGATCTTGCGTAAACTAAATCATTCTCATCAAATGTGGTTGTGGTGCCACCAGGGGCAATACTCAATACTCTGAATTGAATATCGCGCTGAAAATCACGCGCAGAAGCTACTCTATAAAAATCCGAGATGAGTTGTTTGACGGCTGGCATAGTATTATTATTTATTCTCCTTTTTTATTTTAGGCTAATAACTCCTGGAAGTTTTGACTGGTGCGAGTTGCATAGAAGCTTACCAAAATAAACTCTGCAGCACGTACTGGCTTGAGATAAATGTCCACCTTCATCTCGTTATTATCGATGACATCCGGTGTGTTGTTTCGTTCATCACAAATAATGAGATAGTCATAAACACCTTCTGTGTTCTTGGCATTCTCAAAGATTGGGGTGATTGTGTTAACAACTTGAGTGCGTGTGAACAATGTGTTGGGCTCAAATATGAAAAACTTGACTGTGTCCCGGGTTGCTATTTCAAGATTGAGGAACAATCTGCGCACATTGATGCGATCAAATGCACTGGGTTTCTTCAATAGTGTCTTCTGACCAAAGATTACAAATCCTTCAACAGGGAAGAAAGCAACTGGATTCAAACCAAATTTATAGAGCTGGTCACGTTGCTTCATCTTAGGATATATGCCCAGGTCATTGACACCTAGAAGAACACCTCTGGTGAATCCTGCTGGTGCAAACCAAGGCTGAAAATTGGCATCAGTATTGCCCATTGCTGCAGCTGCAAAGCCGCTGAATGGCACCCATACTTGTCTGTTTGTAGCAGGATCAATTACTTGTGCAACTGTTGCATACGTGCATGCATAGCTTGAATCAATTAGACTGAATTGATGACGCAACGGCCAGTAGATGTGTTGGCTGAAGTTTGTGGAACTGTAACCAGCTGCTGTAGGGTCTGGATCAATGCCAGCATTAGGACCGAATAATTTCTTTGTATTGATTATTTTGTTGTTATCACCTTGCACGAAAATGTGTCTCAGTGCATCAAGAATAACCAAGAAATCTTTTCTTTGATTTTGTGCTTGTTGCACAAAGATACTAGCAATAGTGTTGTAGGTTGCACGAATATTAAGACCATCACTATTGAGGGCTTCAGAATTAGTTACATAAAAAGCACTCAATGCATTAACAGGCCATGTATCAACATATGGGCCATTTGCAGATAATGGTAAATTATTAGCCAAAGTCTCAGTTATTGAGCCTACATAGATAGAACCTAATCCCGCTTCACAGGCAATATTAATGGGATAAAGATCTGGATTTTCCACAAGTTCAAATACTCTCTCAAGCTTCTGAGGCAGATTGCCAATGTTTTTATCAGCAACTACTGTGTTTGTAAAAATTCCAACTGGATGTAATGCATTAGTTGTGCCAAATCCTCGCACAAGTGATAGTACTGTGGCAGACGGAGCACCAACACGCGTGATGTATGAAGTATTGGTATCAACAAATCCAGGATTACTAAATGGTGTTGCAAGTGCTGGTGAAAGCATTCTAACGTTCTTACTGGGAACACCATCATTGCCTAACCAGGAATCACCATAACGACTGCTCATGAATGGGTTCACAAGTACACGTACATTGGGTGAATTGGATACCTGACTACCTAAGTAGAAGCTAATGGCCGGTCCACCGTTTGTACTGGCAATTTGTCTGTTCCAATCAAGTGATCCAGCATAGCTTTCAGCAAGCACATAATCAAGAGCAATAACATCGGGCGAGAATACACTCTGACGCAGTTTAAATAAACCAAGCGAGAGAGTATCATCAAATTCACGAGGGCTGAGATCGTAGTTGCTAATATTTTCCATTACTTCACTGATGCTAGTACCATCGCCAAACTTGGAAGCGCTTAATGTAAAGTTTAATCTGGCTGGAGGCACATCAATGTATGTGTTGATTGATGTTGCATTGCTGGCAATAGCAGCAACACTCAGAACACCATCAAAAGGTGTTGCAGGATTGTTGTTGTTATTGTCTGTTAGAGCAACATAATATCCTTCAAATCTGTTATTAACTGTGGTTTGAGAGCGATTTAAAATAATTACACCAGCATTGTTTAGTGTATCATAGGTGTACTTTACACCACTTTGCGGTAAAATGGTGCTATTCCAATTGATATTGTTGTTGAGTATCTCTTGATACTGTTCAATGTTCAATTCTAAATGTGTTGGTTTGCCCAAGAAGTATGTACCAGCTGAAGACACATTGGATGTGTATGTGCCATCTGTGTTAATAAATGCAGCAGGATAAACTAAAGCACTGTATCTCCACTCAGCAAATCCTTCACCCTTGGCCACACCGTACGGTAGTCTTGAGACTTTTAATTGAACAGGTGATTGTAGGGTTGCTTTTACAGTGTGGTAGAAATATCTCTCAGCAGCATTTGTGGGTGTACCATAAATTGCTTCAAATTCACTTATACTTGTTGGCTCTAATACTTCATCTATGGGCCCTTGAGCCGCGAAACCTGTAATAAAAACGCTTGTGCCTTGATTAACAACTGGGCGGAGCGTAAGATCAACCTCTCTGATCTCTACTCCGGGACTTTGAATTGTTCTGGCCATTTTAGTTTACACCTTCTACAAGAAATTGTTGACTCATATCGTTTATATTTATACCTCTGCCGACCAACTTTTACAGAATTTTTTCTCTTTTTTACAGCAAGGACATTTTCAACTGATGATATGCAAATTGAAACCCACATTCCATTTCACTAGAATCCCTATCATTATAGTTTATGCCCTCAAGGCCAATAGGAAAGGTTCTAATATAGTCAAATCTAACAGTTTGCTTGTTGTATTCGTCCAAGCCATATATAGATATGTCTGTCATATATTCTGAGGTGTTGGAATCTATGTTCTGATTGTTAGGGTCAAATATGCCAGTGGTAGAATTGTTAAAAATATCCAACCATTTAAATAACACCCAGTAATTATTAAATTGATTATCCACAGTAAAATTAATTTTTAAGCTAGGAAATTCAGGCCTAGCATAAGATGTTACTTTTAACGTCTGGCCACCGTAAGGTACTAATACAGGTGGTATTTCAACTGGTGGTGCAATAGCCCCGAACACACTGAACTGTAAAGTATTAAAATTTACAGATGAGTTTCTTCTTGCAACTTCTGCAACCTTGTCTTTAAGAATGGTGGGTATAGTCAATACACATAGAAACTTATCCCTACGCTGTTTGTTGAAAGGGCTCTGAAAAACTGGTTGTTGATTTACAGGGGTTGCCACGAGTTATTTATATCATCAGATTGCTGGTTAGGAAATTCCCACCCTTGCTGTTTCATGATCTCTATATCACTAACCAATTCGCTTGCATTGTCTAGCACCACAGGGAGAATATTTTGATCACTGTTACCAAGTTTTTCATTAGAATACATACTAAACGGGCTTATAACACCTCTGATTCCATAGTCCAGCGGCTTAATAACTTGTGGGCGATCACAATCATCAAGAGAAACAACATCAAAGTATTTTACACAAATTTCATTTTCTAAACTTATTAATGCCCATATTAATGACATTATGCGATCATCCCAACTGTCTGCGCCAGGCCGAGCACTCCAGGTGTTATTGGGGTATCGTATGAAGTTTTTTAATTCTTTTAGTGTGTTGATGTCGCGTATTCGAACAACTTTGAGTTCATTTACCCAATATCGCATATTCATCACACCTCTATACTTGGTGTTAGTATGGGCTAGGATACCAACACGCTTTGCTTCATTCTTATCACCAGCTTTGGCTCCCCATGAAATAATATTTTCATATCTATGTGTGAACTTAAGCTGTTCAACAACTTGAGCACCACAATTGTTTCGCTCTATGCTCACCGGTGGGCGGCCCCATTGATTTAAAATTTCTAATAACTTTGTAGTCAACTGAAATGGCACTGTGTCGCGCGTGTGGTACACTGCCACTTGCTCTATGGATGTTAGATCAGTGATATCCAGCACTTGTACCACACTTGCAGCCTCGCCCACTCCCTCGCTGATATCTACACCAACAGTGTATATTCTGCCTTCACGAGGTTCTTCCCATACAAGATATTTTCCTTCATCAAAAATAAATTCTGGCTCTCGTATTTCTCTTTGCAAGCTATTGTACAAAGCTTCATCAACTGTGCTTTCACCACCATGGATAAATTCATTACCAAATTCTTGTGAGAAGGCTTCTGCACTTCCCAAAGTTTTGATTGTATCATTTTTCCACTTTTCATCACGACCTGGAATCTCCCACCAGTCAATACGTTCTGAAACCCAGTTGTTATCACCAGCATGGGCACCTGTATATAGTTTATAGAACAGATTATCTGTCCCGTTTGGCGTGCTTGCAATAAAAATCTTACTCTTCTTACTACTAGAAATAATAGGATATACTGATTCCCAAAATCTTTCCACAATATGGTTATCAATGAATGCTAGCTCATCAAGAATCAAACAATTGCAGCTATCACCTCTACCTGCATCACTGCTTGTAGTACTGATTCCTATGCTACTACCATTTGTTAGTGTCATGCTGGTTTGTCCATACTCCACAACCCCTGGTTTCAGAAAATTGGGTAACATTTCATATGCCATGCGAACTCGTTTAAAAATATTTTTTGCTGTCTGCTCTTTATTTGCTACAATTAAAATTCTTTGATCCTCGTTAAAGCATGCATTCCACAAGCAATATATGGTCATGAGAGTTGTTTTGCCTATCTGTCGTGACGCCAGCAGAATAACAAATCTGCCGTCTCTCAGAGTTCTCAACACTTTCTTCTGACAGGAATATAAATTAATTTTCTCTTTGCCACGATCCAGATTAATAATAAAGAAATAATTTTCAGCAAAGTGCAGTAAATTTCTTTTGCACTTTTTGAGCTCATTAACCATTTCTGGTGTATATGCATGTTTGGTATCTGATGTTGGTAATCTATCATTACCAAGATAATATTTTTCTTTTTTCTCCATTTATGTTATTTAGATGTATAAATAGATATATGACAAGAGTAAATTCAATCAAAGATATTGGCCTGGTATATGAACAAGTATTAAAACGTAATACACCTGCACTGGAGCAAGTGGAAGTGGTTGAAGAGAAGGCAGTTAGGAAGCTAGATACATTTCCTTGTGCCACTGATAAGAAGATAGACGTAAAAAAGATTACTTCCAAAGGTTCTGACAAGAATGCCTTTGTACATAAGGATTCGGGTCCTGAGGCTAAACTTGGGGTTAAGAAGGAAATCATTGATCCAAAGACGGCCAAAGAGGATAATCATTATCAGCCACAAAAATTTTCTGATAACACAAAAAAATTAAACCAAGAGAATATAAATAATAGTATGAAATCAATTTTTGATAAATTATATGAAGATGTAATGGGTGACGACAAGCTCGATGTCGGCATTCAAGCTGGCCCTGAAGGAGAGGCCGCCGATGCAAAGGATCTAGATCTTAGCAGTGGTATTGAAGACACCATCACAGTGAAGCTTGATAAAGATGTTGCACAAAAGCTACATGATGCTTTGATGAGTGTTCTTGGTTCTGATGAAGCTGCTGATGATGAAATCGCTGATGATGAAATCGCTGATGATGAAGCTGCTGCTGAAATGGAAGAGATTCCAACAGAGGTAGCTGGTGAAGGTGTTGATATTAAAGAGGTGCCTGCCTCTGCTGGACAATCCCTACAGAAGAAGGGCGGCGTTCCCACAGTTGGAACAAAGACAGGCCATGCCAAAGGCTCCAAAGCTTCTGGCACCGTTGGCAATGAAGTTGATGGTAGCGGGACACCTGTTGCTGATGCAAAAGGTCTCTCATTAACTGCCAAGACTGCCAATAAAGTTAATGCACCTGGCTACAAAGCTGGTGACTTTTTTAAATAACCAACAATAACATTTAAAAAATAAAAAAGCCGTCTTTATGACGGCTTTTTTATTATAAATAATAAGTGAGTATCTTTAAGGAAGCGTTTCTGCAGGCTCTTCAAGAGGATTTAATTAATTCTGCCACAACATGGAACACTGGTATAGGGCAGCTACATTATTCTGGTGCCATCTTCCCCAAAGTCAATCCAGACAAACCAACAGAGCGGCACCGAAAGGTTATCAAAGATCCCAAATTCAGAAAGCATGCTCAAACTGTTCCAGATGTGCACAAAGCGGATCATACTGCCATACAGGCTGTGAGTAACATGAGTGGCAAGAAGCTATCCGAAGACGAAATACAACAAATTTGTAAGAAGTATGGCATCTCTCGACTTAATGCACAACAATCCAAGAATTTAGGCAACACTGGCAAAGTTCTACGCTTTGACCCTAATGTGCGGGGTTATGTCCTACAATGAACAGTGTAGACAAGTACACTGGTGTTAACTGCATACGCAAATACCCTCTGGAATACACAACTAGTACCCTGCGATTCACGGATAAAGAGAATAATCAAAATGAACGACAATTGTTTAGTAATTATTGGCGAGAACAAATAGATTTATTCGGTCAAAAGATTGCCTACTATAGGAATACATACAGCACTTTGTGCGCAGACAATATATATGGTGAACAACCTTTGGCTAAATTTGAAGAACCCAAAGAATTTGTGATGTTAGTTAGGTTAACCGAAAACGCTCTTGTGTTGAGCAAATTTGGATTTCAAAGTGATGATCAAATAACAGCCTATGTGCATATAAGTTCATTTTATGCAGTATATCCACCAGAGATAGAGCCCAAATCTGGTGATGTCTTTAAATTAAAAGAATATGGTAGTGACAGACCTGGTGAACGTGATGGCAAGCTCTTTGAAATAACTGAGCGTGTGGATGAAGACAATTCTGCCATCAATCCGTTGATGGGGCACTATGTTTGGATGTTGAAAGCTAAGCGTTTCGATTATTCCTTTGAACCCAACATTCCTCCAGAAAGAGGAAGCACACAAGTGCAGGACAGCACGCAGTATGGCACAATTAGTGCTGCATTTGACAATGCAGGCACACTAACACCACGTGGAAGTGCATATCCTTATGATCCAAATACTGTCAGTAAGACCAAAGTATTTGACATGAGTCAGAATAATAATCTTGAATACGGTGGATACTATTAAGACTTGATAAGCTCTTGCAATTCAGCTTCAGGCACTTCTTCTTCAACTTCCTCGACCTCGTCCTTATCGACAAACTTTGGAATACATGTTGCAATGATATCTTTCTTGAACTCCTCACGCTCAATATCCAACAACATGGTTTCCAAACGCTGCTCAATATACTTCTGAAAGGCTAATGGTTTAACCCAAAAGTCATCCGATATCATGTCTGCTTTAATCTCTGCAGCTCTACGCTCCACAACATCAATGGCCTCAATCAAACAGAGCCATCTGGCGTATTCGTCTTTTTTTAGATTATGCGTTTTATTTCCAACAACTGTAATATGTTCTTCGTTCATTTACAGATGATACAAGAAATACTATGCTTGTTCAAGCACTTTGTTTAGCGCATCTTGCCAAGTATGAATCCAATGAGAGTGCTGTAAAATGTGAGTGTGTCAAACTCTACGCCGCTTCTATAGAGCAGCTTGAAGGTGCTTCTCAGCACATCAAAAGCATCTTTTATGAGAAGTGCCTTGTCCAGATTATTCTTTTCTTTCAACTGTAGCCTCAACGAGGACTCCAACACATCGAAAAAGTTTTCAACAAACTCTGCTGTAGTTTTGTTGAGACCTGTGGAGCTTGCAATAGCATTTTTATATATTTTATAAGGTACTTGACCTTTTGCGAAGAAAAAGTCATTTGCCTCAGACTTGATGTTATTAAGACTCATGGGTGCATCGTACCCAGACACAGGCATAATCTGACTAGCAGGCACTTCTACATATTCCATTACACTTCCCCTCCTGTATCTTCCACTTGTTGCAAAATCACCTGAGGATCAGTGGTTATTGGTATGGTGGACAGCACTGTCTTCAGCTTAACAAGCACATTGATTGTTTTATTGCAACCTGGGCAGTTGTACTCATTACGCTCATTCAGCAAGACGGGCACAAAGCATTTCACACCACGGTCACAAGGACATGTAACTGTTGAACCTTGCTTACTCAACTCAGCTTCACGCTCCACAATTAACCTTTCCTCTTCAATAGCTAACTTCTTTTCTGTATAATCTCTATAGAAGTAAAAACAGACAAACTGCAACGCAGCAAAAAACCCTAATGCACTCAAGAAATTAACATGCAAGAAAGTGAATGGCCAGGCAAGCACACTGCCAACCAGAAGTGTAAGACCAAAACTCGATAAGAGCCTAGTAAACATGTATTAATAATATACGACACTTACTCTTTTTCAACTATTTTGTTGAGCTGCTCTGTACATGAAAATATAGTATCTTGTATGGCTTCCAATTTTTTGTTAATCTCTCTAATAGCCTTCATGCCCTCTGCATTATCCTTGACAACAGGGTTTACCAGACTATTTTGCAGTTGACGTCTAAAGTCAGCACATTTAATAAAAATATCCCCAAGATAATCCAAAGCAAATTCCAAAGGAAACGGTAATTTCTTTGGAGCATTTGTGGTATTCCTGTATCTATTAACAATATCCGCAACCGTAATGACCTCAGGTTGCAGATCACGAGCGGCTATGCCACTTACCCATTTGTTGTATAATTTCTCTGTATCTTCACTTAAAACGCTGGGTCTTTTCCTCACATATTATTTAATAAAGCTCTAATAGTATTATCATAAATAATAAATATAATATGAGTCTTTTCCAAAAGGAGTTTTTAGCCGTTCTAGAAGCAGATGAAAATCAAGCCGCTGTCACAGCGGATACTGCTGCAGCTGAGCAAGCAGCAATGCAGCAACAACTGGATCCAACCACCGATCCCAAAGCGCTTGATGCAAATGCACCACAAGGTGTTGACCAGGCCCGAGCAGGTCATAACGCTGCACAGAAGAAAATTCTTGGCACATGGATTCAAAAAGTGGCGGAATTTGTAGAATTTTTAAATGGTGTCACCCCCACCAGTGTTCAATCACAACTTTTTAATAGCAGCTGTGACACTCTGTTTGAGCGTATTTCCACAAGTGAGAAAAAGAGAATTTCTCGGGTTGCCATGGAGTTAAGTTCTTTTAACGAATCGTTAAAAGGCTATCTCATATCTGGCGACGAGTCTTAATTTATTTGCGCAAGCATTACACTGCCCTTCAATCCATTGTAGGTGTGTTCAAGAATAAATTTTTCTGATACCTCTGTTATGTTGTGCTTGATGCACACATCATTAAGATCTTTTAATTTACCCAGCTCACTTGGCCACAAAAATACATGATGGCCTTGCTTGAGCAAGAAAGCAGTCTTCTTTTTGCTAGCACTATCAACACGCTGATTGTCTAATATCCATATTTTTTTAAGTAAATTGAAGTGTGTTAATTGATTCTCTTGTTTTTGTGTAAATACAGATCCTCTGCCTTCATTAATACCAGCAACAGCTACCCCATTTCTCACAAAACATGCATCTAACGGGCCTTCTGTAATGAAAATGGCTTTTCGCTTCACATCTACTCTATCAATACCAAATAAAGTTTTTTCACTATTTTGCTTTGAAAGATATTTTGGCATAGGATGCGCATGATTCTCTATCAAGGTACGAGACTGGTAATGTACTATCTTGCCATCAGTATCATAAAAAGGAATAATTAATCTGTTTTTATGAATTTTGTCTGTAATACTAATCCAGAAAGTTTCAGGTCTATTGCATGCATTGACAAGACGTCTTGTGACTAGCAACTGTAGTGCTGCTTTTACATATCTATTATCTTTATGGTATTGTATTTGTATACTATCTGAGAGATTGATACTATCTTCAGGAAGTACACTAATAACATTTTCAACAACAGGCGCTGTGATATCAAGCACTAGATCCTGGGTGTAATTACCTGGTGTTACAGAGAACTGATTGTTCTCACGCATTATTTCAACATATGTAAGATTTGCCACAGTCTGAATCCACCTGACAGGTCGCACGCTCAATCCGCAATTGTGACAGAACACCAGATTCTTTTTTATAATATAATACAGCCGTCTCTTTTTGCCCCATGAATGACCTTCACGGCATGTAGGGCAGCCACCACTGTACGACTTGGTTACCTTATTATATTTAGGGTAACCTGCGTATTGGTAAAATTTCGAAACAATGTAATCTTCGTTCAGTAGCACTACTACAGTATACAGGGATAATTGATAATATCAATTATCTTTTGGCTTAATATCTTCAATACTAACTAATCCCTTGCGAATAAAGACACCACTTGCAGGGTCAATCCAGTGTGCTTCTTTATGCAATTTATTGCCAACGATACGTTCAATAATTCTAGGTTCCACAGGCTGGCCACTTATGGGGCTAGCAATCTTGCAAGGTCTTACGAAATCCATACATTATTTATTCTCTACCACTGCCTTATCAACAGATGTTGAACGCTTCTGAGACCTAATCTTTTTATATTGTTCAATGCAAACTGTATAGATATCAGAAGGTAGCTGCTCCACTAGGGATAAAATCTTAGATTTTATGCTTGACTGGAATACTTTTACAGGCACTTCTCTGATATGCATTTTTGGTAAACTCAAGAACATGTATATCTCATTCTGCTCTTCTGTATATACAAAGAACTCGCCAATATAATCGCCTGTGGTAACGGCAAAAATATCTCTCTTGCGTGGTTTTGACTTATTTCGAAAGAACATTTCTTGCAAAAAGCGAAATATCTCGCTCAAGTGATGTTATGGCTGTTGGCAATTCTAGATTATAGCTGCGTAATTTTTCTGTACTCAACACACAATTGCTTCTGTTCGCAACTGTATTGAGTTCCTTGATATCAATGAACTGCCAATCAGGATTTACTACATCATACTTCCTCAGTAGGTTGGTTATCTCCTCTGCATTAAACGCTCCAGGATTAACTACGTTAATAGGGCCTGATGGAATTTGTGTGTAGATATAGAGGAACTTACAAATAAAGTCATTCAAATCATTTGTACTAGTTAAGCTATTTTTCATGCTTATAAGTTTGCCATATTTGTGGAGTTTATTGAGATAGTTTTTAGATGCTAATGAGCCATCAAAAGGCATTCTGATGCGTAGAATATAACCATAACAATTTTGAAAAATTGTTTCACATGCATGCTTACTCTTGCTATAAAAGCTACTGGTATCATTGAAAAGACCAAAATTAGGCTCATCATCTTCAGTAAATTCTTTCTCATACCCATTGTAAATGCAGCCACTACTAACTTGAATCGTTGGAATAGCAAACGCATTACTTGATAGTACAATGTTTCTTGGAACTATGACATTCCAAAACCAGCATGCTTGTTTATTTTTCTCACATGCATCCACATTTGGTGACCCAGTATAACCTGAACAGTTGATTACAGCTTCATATTCATTTAAATGATCTTTTAAATATTTTTGCAAGATTACTGGTGATGTATAATCCAGCTGGTCTTTGCTAAAAGAATCTACCTTAACATTATTACGTAGCAGCGCTTGCTCTAAGCTTGTACCAATGTAGCCCTTCCCTAACAATAAAATTGACTTCATTTATCGTCAACACTATCCGGGTTACTTGCCACATGAAAAATAAAGCGATTTATTGCTGCTGACAAAGCATCTGCATCCATTTGATTTTTTGCATGAATTAGATTGACCGGGGCACCATTAATATCATACCCCAATACAATAAAGGCACTCAAATACTCAGATATTAGGCTTGTTAGATTCTGAAGATTCTTAGATTTTTCGCTTTTGAGTTGACCATGTTGCATCATGTAGTCTTGCATAACAGAACGAAGCAATTCTTCCACTTGACCTTTGTTCTTATGAAGATTTGGATCTATCGGCTTCATATTTTTAGGGTCCTTCTTATTGTTCTTTTTGGGATGGTCCACTATTATATTTAGGGCGCTCAGCATAATAAGGGGAATTTTGAGGTGTATTTGTGACACCTTTACTAATCAAATAAGATATAATAACTTCAATGCTATCAGTCTTGATACTAAAATTGCGAGGAACTGCTGAGCCACCATCATTTAGCTCAAACATTATTTCATTCATAAATTCCTTATTATGAAAGCATGTAATAAACATGCTGGTAGTGCCAGGGTTAACTAGCACAGTCCATCTGCGTGGGTCGTGTTCCCCGAACCCATTGAATAGTTTTAATGCAATAAACCCATTGTCACGCAATCGCTTTATGAAGTAACCTGGAGTTGTTATTTTATTTTTTGAGCTCATTTGATTAAAGACGACGCTATGTAGCGAGTTTTTACAGGACCATCGATCAATTGAAAGAGGACAACACCTAATTTTTGATTAATCTTACACTCTAACTGCTTTACTCTCACACTACTAATTATTCTAATCAATTCAAAGTTCAAGCAAAGATTTGTTAATTCTTCACCTTTGTACTCACAGAGAGGTATTGAGATACTATCAACATTATGCCGGGCTCGATCGGTAAGATCACCGAAAATCTTACCCTCTTTTGAGTAAAGATATAATTTGTTGCTCTCTGAGGCAAAGGTGGATCCTCTGAGCAGCTCAATGAGTGATTTGTATTGAATGGTAAACTCAATTGGGAAGTTTAGACTAGCTATTTTTGATACATTCACTTTGGGTGCAGTGATGATACCATCCTCAAGTAAGTGATACTTAAAGCGTATCTCTGGACCATTGTAGTTGATATTATTCTTATCCACAACAATTGTGAAACTGTCTGTACTAATACATTCAAATGCTTTAATAACCTTTTTAATATCCGAAATATTTAAAAAAACAGGCACATCAATATCAGTATTAACTTTGTATTGCGAATGCAATATTACTGAAGTATCAGAGGTACAAACCAAGCTTGAAAATCCCTCACCATCCAGAGTTACCACACAGCTATCATTTAGTTTACTCAATGGTTGAAGAAAGCCATTTATAAAGAGTTTTTTATCTGGAATATTTACATTCACAAGGATTATTATATACTACAAAAACGAAAAGCAATCAGGTTGTTTTAAATAAATCAATAACACGGTCCAACTTATTAAGGATACGATCTAATTTATCGTTAATAGTATCAGGTGTTATTGGCTTATTGAAATCAAAAACTAATTGATTGGGATCTTCAGCAGGCTGTGGCGCTGCCGCTACAGCCTGTGGTACCAGTTGCGATTGTGCTGCAAACGGTTGTGCTGCAAATTGTGGTACAGTCTGGATGGTATTTAATTGAATTGTTGGCTGTGGTGGGGTATGTGGCGTTGTTTGATCTGTTGTTATTCGGAAAACATTTTGTAAATCCGTTTTAACACCAGAAATGTTCTTTGAAGATCCGACACTCTGCCGATCGATTTGCTTGAGCTCAGCTAAGGTGGTGCCAAGTAGTGCCATGATGGCATTTTTGCCCTCTGCACTATTTGGATCAACCTCAACAAGCCCGTCAGACATTAATCAAGCCCTTCAAGCAACTTCTTAACAGTATCATCCTCAAGAACATCTGTTGAATCAGTTGCAGGAACCTCAGATTTATTTGCTTTTACTGGCTTAGCATCAGCTTCAGATGACTCCGATGAGCAATAATAATGCTCATCAAGCATGGATTTTAACTCCTCATAACTCTTAACAGTGAAGACTGACTCAAGATCAATTATACCCTTGTATGTGGTATCAATCTTTGCTTTATCTAACCCCTCAACAGCTTTGGGCATCATGAACTTACTACTCACATAAGTGGGATAATCTCCTTGTTGCTCCACCTTAATCTTCAGATTGCATCCCTTGTCACTGAGATCAAAGATGCGAGCGCCCAGGTCCTCTGATCCTTCACCTTCAATGGCGTCCATAATAATCTTGTGCAGTTGCTTACCATAACGCACAATCATTACCTTGCCATTATTTTCGGAATTAACAGGATCGTTCACAACATATGCATTCACTAGCCATTTTTCAGATCGCATGATGGCCCTAGCTTTAGCCTTCTCATCTTCTGTTCCGGTTTTAATAGCTTTATAACGAACCTCAGCAATAGGGTCGCGAGCTCCAAAAGATGTTGGGCTTACTGTATACACATACTGACCAGTACAAAAACTAGTCCAACCAAAAGTATAGTAATGGAAGAATGTCTTTGTTGGATTATCAACGTTAGGAAGTAGGCGAACAGTGTAAGTATTGCCTACTTCAAGTTTTAAAATATCCTTGTTACGGGATACGGGGTTATTTTTTGCAAGAGCACCTTTAATGCTCTCAAACATCGAATTAGTTATTGTACTCATATGTTTTATAATATACGATGATTTCTTGAAATCAAGTAAGATTCTTTTTAATTTTTTGTAAGCCAGCTATGGCCAGCTGCTTGGCAGATGTGCTGCCGAGAAATTTAGTTCTAAAAACAGAAATATTGTCGTAAATATCTCCCAGTGTGAATCTAAGCAAATCGGGATCATGCAGGTTTAGTTGTTTTTCAAAATTATTAAACGCAAACAAATTATAAATGCTAATATTATGATTTTTGAGGTGTGTGATAAACGCATTTTGTATACCATCTCTGTAGTTGGGGTAATTCTCAACTTCAATTGCCCTCTCTTCACAAAACTGTTGCACGAACTTTAACCCTTTGACAATATTTTTAAGATGATAACTATCATCTGGTGGCAGCAATAGCTTCTTCTTTAATGCTAAAGTATACACCTTTATGGCCTTTGGTGATGAATAGAAGCTTAAATCAAACCCACTCTCACCGGGGTAAATTGTGTATGGTGCATTAAAGAATTCCGTTACATCCACATTCTTATTGCGGGTAAAGAAGTTTTTAAGACGCAATACATGTGGATATACAATTGATTCTTCGAAACCCTCCCATTGCTTTCTAAATCTGAACGGTAGACCGCTCTGAGTTCTAGAAATCTTTAAATATGTATTGTAAATTAGCTTATCAGGTGTCATTTTTTGCGGTGATTAAGATATTTCATTATATATTTGCTCTTACACAAGGTAGGATCAAATTCTAAGAATATTCTAACCGCTGATACATCATCTTCAACATCCATAATACTTTTAAACAGATTTTGCACTCTAAGATCTTGAAGATAAAGAAGCAAAATATTTGCAAGGTTATACTTCTTATTAAAACATATGCAAATATAACTACAGAAACATCTAAAGAGATAGTCTACTTCCTCATGATGTAAGTTGCTAAAATTCATACAATATTGATTGCTTACTGGGATTTATAAGATGTTCAATCAAAAGCTAGTCTAGAGGGTGTCACTCATTGAAGCTAGTGTTTTTGTAAACTGTATGGCCTCTTCACTCTCGTTTATTGTATCATCTTCTGTAATTACTAGTGTGTTGTAATCAATCTTAAGGGCAATGCTGCCGAAATTAGGACCAAATCGATTTTTTGACATGCCAATATTAATAAGACCAAGTTCTTTGTCTTCATCTTTTTGCCAAATGGATATGATTGCATCAGATGTGGTGGCCAGACCAATACTCTCTGAGATAGTTTCCAAACCAGGATTATCTACATTATACCCAGAGCGATTTAACTGTGTTGCTGATACAATTGGGCACATGATATCATAACTAATTGCCCGGACTTGCTGTGCACAATACAAAATCCGTTCATAGCTATTATTACCAAGTGGACTGTGCAATAAATTAAGATAATCAAGCACAATAACATCAATCTTAATACCTTTTTGCATTAACTTCTTAATGAACCCCTTGAGTTGAAATGGTGTTAGTGTGGATGGTGGAAATTCTTTTATAATAATTTTAGATTTTTTACCTTTGGCTATGTCTTTTATCTGCTGCTTGAGAGATTCTGATTCTTCTTTTAAATGACTGAGTGGAATACTTGTAATAGCCGAAGACAATCTCCTTGCATACATCATTTCACTCATTTCCAATGTTATGAGTAATACGTTCTTGCCCTGCATGGCAATGTTTGTCGCTATGTTGCCAAGAAAAATACTCTTACCAACATTAGTTTCACCAGCAAAAACGTACAGCGACCTGCCATTCTCAAGAAATCCACCACCTAATTTGCTATCTAACCACTTCCAACCTGTCCTTAAACACGGCTCTTCTCTGTGCAAGTCTGCAACAAATCTATCGATGTCTCCAAATAACTCCAGTCCCATGTTCTGGGTCAAGTTCACCCCCACAGCTTTTTCAAATTTTCCTAAAAGCTCTGCTGTGTTGAGCTGTTTACTGTCTAGCTTTTCTGCTGCTTCAAGTAATGCATTATAGACCCCCTTCTCCTTGAGAAAAATCTCTGTATTTTCCACCAACTCACTTCTATTAAACTTTTTGTCTATATCAGTAAACGATGTTACAAGTTTTTTAAAGTTTTCTTTTAATTCATCTGTAGTTAAATATGCTTTTAACTCAGTATTTGTCGGCACAGTACCATGCTCTTTGAAGAAATTTACAATAATACGTACAATATTCTTTGTATCAATATTTTTAAAGAATTTTACATCCAAATGATCTATTACTGAAGAAAGGAACACAGGATCTACTAAGCAATTATATGCAATAATGTGCTCGTAAAAATCTAGATCAAGAACTTTCTTAGATGGGCTCGTTATTCCATTTTCGAATGAAGGCTTCATTGCTTTTGTTCCACTCCTTATTGTTTAAATCTCTTAGACCTGGGCTTTGATGATAAATTAGTATAGGCCACACACCTAGTTTAAGCCGGTTTGCGTTGCAAGTCAAGCTAAAATCAATATCATAATGGTGCCACTTGAATTGTTCGTCGAATCTAACTTTGGAGCCACTTATTTTTTTATTATTTAGAGCTAAAAAGACACCGTCTAGCACAGCAACTCGTGCGGGTGATGGTCCAAATGCTGTGATGGTCATACTTTCATCTGAAACAGGGTGAGCTGCAAACCCTCTATAATATTCTGCTGAAATCATCCAATGCCATAAGTTTTTCTCCTTTATTGTTGGGTTCAAACCACCAGCGATCCCAACAACGTCAAAGCGCTTCAGAGCTGTCTCTAGTGTTTGCAGATTACAATACTCCAGACTTATGTCATGGTGGCATAGAATAATAATATCGTATATAGAATTTTCATTATTCATTATGACACCATTATAATATTCTGATAATCCTATAGTTGTGTTGTTATACAATACATGCAGATCTATATCCTTCAAATCCTTACAGCTACGCTCAAGCAAACAGTCAGAATCAAGCGGACTTATAGCAAAAATACCTATTTTACTCACAATAAATATTAATAGATAGGTATAAATAATCAAGCATTATGAATTTAGATAACAAACTCATGTTTGAATCGTATATCACTAGCAAACAACAGAGTTTAACTGAGGCTCCAATTGAAATGGGTGGAGATATCAATGTTGAACCAGTAACAACCAAGACTTTGCCTGGTCAAGGTAAAGGATACGGTGCCGGTGCCATCACTAAGATTGCAACAACACAAGGTAAGTCTGAAGAAGATGTTGCAACAGATATGGCACATACAGTTTTGAATCATGCAAAAGAGAAGAAGATGGTTGATGGCAAAGAAGTTTATTACTTTCCTGGTGATCCAAAAACGTTTATCAACGAACTTACACCAATTTTTAAAGATAAGTTTGGCATTCCCGCTTCTATGGCCGGGTTTACTGTGAATTATGTGTTAATATATCTATTAAATGCCAAGAAAACTTCAGGTGGATTAAAGATGGATGCTCAAAAGGTAAAGGCTGCAAAAGAAAAGAAAGCTGCTACGAAAGCTGAGCCAAGTACAGAGACTGTATATGAGATTGATAAGTCTGTGCGTATTCCTGAAAAAAATTTAAGAGCTCTTGTGCTCAGCTTGCCTGATGATGATGTACCTGAACGTGAAATACTATCAGTTGTCAAAGCAGCGTTGCAAGAGTATAATGAAGCACCAGGATTATCAAAAGAAGATGCAATTAAGATGAGATCTCTTGAAGTTGTGGACAAATTAACAGAATATGGTGTACTCAAAACAAAGCAAATTGAAAAAACTCAAGCTGATGGTGAGGGTTCTGGAGAAGTAGAAACTGTTGAAGATTTTCCTGAAGGTGATGACATTTACTCAGCAGCAAAACAAGAATTTGGCTTAAGAGGCACACCAGGTGATAAGAATTACGGTGATTTTAGTTAACTAAAGAACGGGCTATTAAAATCAAAATTTGCAACCGAGGTTAGTCCTTCCGGGGTCACCTCATACACAATACCCTCCTCGATAGCTTCACTCCCTTTAAACTTTACACTACTAAAGGTATTATCAATTTTATTTGCAAATAAGGTACTACCGCACCTGGCTATATACACACCTCTATAGTCAGTGTTTATAATCCATAAACCAAAAGTACCCTCAAGATGGGAGAGAGCAGTTGAAATTATCTCAACTGAATGACCATATGAATTGACAGCTTGTTGAATTTTGTGTAGCATAAGTGGAATGGTGCTCGAGTCTACAGGGTTCTTCCACTTTGGATCAAATTGTTGCTTAATTTCATCAAAATTTGTCAAAACACCATTATGTGCCACAATCCAATTTTCTGTATGGAAGGGATGTGAAGTCTCTCGGGAGTATTTTCTCTTTGAAGAGGTTGGTGCTTGTGTGTGTCCCAGCAAATATAGTGGAGACATGTTGGCACCCTTCAGACTTCTCTTAATTTCCTTATCTACATCCTTGACACTCACAGTTCCGCTCCAACGGTGTACTATTACATTGCTATCTGTAGTCAGAATGGCTAGGGATGTGGAGAAAGTACCACGCTTACGGTTCAAGTCGTAGAGATCTAAGAATTGTTCTTGCTTAACAGCGCCAAAGATACCGCACATCTATGTATTATAGTCATCATATTCGATTTTTCTACAATTATACTTCTGCCACACATGAGATAAATCTTGTTTGTATAGTTGTGGATCAATGAATCCTGCATTCGCAAAGCCTTTGATACGCAAAGCACTGCTTGCAGAATTAATATCTGCTTCAGTTTCTCCAGAATAACAGGTATACGTTTTACTAAATTTAACTCTCAATCTTACACCCTCCTTGATGATATCAGCCTTGTTCATCCTTATTAACGGTGCCTCTATTTTGATTTGAACCTCACGGTTTAGTGCAAGCACTTCGTTTATTGTGGGTAAGAATTCTGGACTTGCATCCCAGTAGCCAGCCAAACTATCAACACCTGTTGCACCATGATATACCTTGGCCGCACCCACTGCTTCAGCATATGCTGAAGCAACACTCAAGAATATCATGTTACGGTTGGGTACATATGATTTGGGTTGTGCCTCACCAGCAACCTCTCGTATGTCTGGTGTATCTATGTCATTGTTTGTAAGACTACTTGTTGGAGCTATATCCTTTATGAATTGCACATCTATTGTCTTAAATGCTCCACATTTCTTTTCATTAGCATGGTATGCTGCTAATTCCAATTCACGCAAATGGCGTTGACCATAATTAAAGGCAATTGCAAAGACGTTTTCTGGTCCTACCTCTTCACACGCTTTGTATAGCAAAACTGTGCTATCCATCCCACCACTTATTGGAATTACAATTTTATTTTGGCTCATGTGATATTTTGGTAAGCTCTGGTGAATATTGTGGAATTATAACTGCGCCTTGGGCATCCTTTATGTTTTCAAACCTCGCTGTACGGGCTCTTAGTTCACTTGAAGAGTAGACATGCTGTCTTTTATGGTAAAAAAGCTCAATGCCATTTTCAATACAATACTGTTTCCCAGTAAAATCTCGATTTTTGTATTCTTCGCTTAAGAAGCGAATATGAATTGTTTGTGTTTTAAGAAGTTGCAGCAAATCAAACTCCGTTTCATACACAATTATTTCATCAACATATCGACACGCTTGTAATTGTACAAACCGTTCGTAAGAACTCTGCACAGGTCTATTCTTTATACCAGGTCTATCAACTGTGGGGTCTATTTGCATGGCGGCAATCAGATGATCACACATCCGCTTCTCCATTCTCAACATTGTCACATGCCCAGCATGCAACAAGTCAAAAGAACTACAATTAAACCCTATCTTCACACGTCTTCTTTTGACAGCTTGACAGCTTTTGTACTTTTGGTAGATTCTGCTGCATCACCACTAGTACTGCCATACTTGTATGCAGCTTCTAGCTTTTTGTCAAGAAGTGGAATCAACTCTTCATAGAATTTTGAATCCTTGGTGAAGTTCTTTGCATATCCTAACTTAGTACCGTCAGGTCTTTGATATGTGGCACCAGTTTGAATGATGAGACCATGATTGACTGCCATTTCAAGCAAGCCACTGTACTTGTCCAGTCCAGTTAAGTAGTTTAGCTGGATGCTTGCTTCCAGAAATGGTGGAACAAAACGATTCTTCACTGTTAACGCTCGCAATGTTACTCCACTGTAGTTCTTTGCTTCTGGAAGAATTGCATCATCTTCATTATTTGCATCTTGCTTTTCATTTCTCTTGGCTAACTGTACAATGACGCTAGCCATGTACAATGGGCCACTGCCACCACTCTGATTCTGTACTAGAGAAGGGTATAACGAAGCAGGGTCACTGTAAGTATGATTAGTCATCAATATAGTGACACCAGCGCGGCCTGCTTTGTAGGTCAATAAACGCAACAAGCTCTTTAACCCCTTTGCTCTTGTGCCCATGTCAGAGGCTCCCTTGTCTTTCTCTGCATCAGATACTTCCTTACTACTTGCAAGATTACCCAAACTATCCAAGCTAATAATAAACTTACCTTGCAGGTTGTGCTCCACAATACTATCAAGGAATGTACTGATCTGATTGCGCGCATTCTCTACTGTGTACACAGGCACATATTTGGTCTTATCAGGATCCAGGCCAACCCCTGCAGTGGTATTCTTATCAATGGCAAACTCTGTATCAAAGATAACAGGTGTAATGCCTTTCTTTTGAGCAATACCAAGAATCTTATTAACTAACAGAGTTTTACCAGTCTGCGAGGGACCAGCAAAGATCACCAGACGACCTTTGGGCACTCCACCATCTTTTAGTTTGCCTGAGACGATTGCGTTCAATGCATAACACCCAGTATCATACCAAGTGTCTACATTACATAACGCATTCTCTGAGAGAAATGTTGCCTCAGGATTGAGGGCATCTAACGATTTAAATGCTTTAGAGAGTATTTCGTCTTGGTTCATTATTATTCGTCAAACAATTTAATAACTGGCGCGTCTTTGCCTTTACCCTCGTTGACAGGTTTAGCAGCAGCAAAGATTCTCGTATACTGTTCGCCAATCTTTGGATCCAGCCTGACAGCAGACGTTACAATGTTATTTTTCGAGAAATTAAACACTGCTCCTTCATTCCTCGATTTTTCTTCAATAAATTCCTTAAAAAATAATGGAATTAGTTGAACCTGTAATTGTCCGCCTTGATTAGGGCTAACATGAAGCACCGCTGGATTCTTTACACTAAGACCAGCAGCATCTTCAGATACCTTTTCAGCTAGGACTGTTTGACCGACATGATTAATGAATACTGTTATATTGTTCATAAGATTAATATAATGGCTCTTTTGAGGAAATCAAGTACCAAGTAACTCAAAAAGATCACATTGTGTAGCTTCACCAGGTTTTCTCGGCGACCAACTAACACACTCATAAAATCTCTCTACAGCACTGTAAATAATTTTTTCAAACATTAGCTCTGTGTCTGGTTGGAAAATCGTCTCAAACTCTGCAGGGTAATAATATTTGTATGCAATTGCATTAATACCATACCTGTTTGGTTGTTTCACATAAAAGTA